CATGTGGATGGATGGCAGTTTCGTGAAGGCACTCGTTGAGCGTGCCGTTGAGATTCTTGAGCGTGAGAAGCGTGTACTTGAAGGCGAAGAGGACGACCTGTTCTTCCGCACCAACGACCGTGGAGTGATGGAAGATGGGTGGTACGACCACCAAGCACTCGTCCGTGACTCACTCAAGGAGTGCAAGGAATACTTGGACGAGGTGAAAGCATGAGAGTCACATGCTACGGTAGCAACCGAACTTGGAAGACACCGAAGTGCGGCATGTGTCCAAGTTGTCGTCGCCGCCGACTACAAGACATCGCTGAAAGAGTGTGGAACCTTGGGCAACCCGACCTCGCTCACAGCATCAACACTACCGCCGTGATGCTAACATACAACGAGGGAAGATGACCATTGATTTCAATTGAAGAGTATTTAAACCACCAAAGAGAAAGGAGATGATTGACATGGCAAGAAAAATGACGGCGAGAATCAAGGAGTGTGCTGATGGTATCGCAAGAGAAGGGTACGGGTACCCGTTGTACCACTGGCAAGAAACCGTATTGGATGACAGGGATGAACCGTACACCGAGCAAGAATACCGAGTCGCCTACGAGTGGCTTATGGAAAGGCTCGCTTGAACAAGGAGGAATGAACATGGCAAAGAAATGGACAACACGAACAGTAAGCACAGCATACCAAGGCCGACCCATGCGGGAGGCAGAACGAATGAGTTTGAGGGAGAGGCACCGCCGTCACCGGCTGGCCCATCCCAACGACTTGACCATGGAGGTGAAACAATGAGCGAGACAGTTACTTACACACACGAGGAATTGGAACAAATGATTGATGGAGTCCGTGAATCGTACAATGTGCGAGAAGTTGTTTGCGTTAAGACGGGGCAACGATACCGAGTGAGTAAATGGAACTACACCCATGGCATTGTCTTGATTGACACGACGGAAGGTGATGAGTGATGTACCGAATGACAGCACAAGGCTTGGCCCGTCATGTCATGACGACTTACAACGAAGCCACAGGCGAGACTGAAGTTATTTTGGAGTTGGTTGAATGACTTATACTGTAAAGCAGACGCAACTTGACCGAATAGTAGAGGGCATCAAGCACCTCGGAATGGATAAAAACCCCGTTCACTACTACAGCACAGACTTCACGAAGGGGCACATTCTAACCGCTCGTGATTTGAACAGTGGTGAAGTCGTAGAGATTGGAACCATCAAAGACTTTTGGCTTCCCGAATTGTTTTCTTCAGCAAACCAACTTGCTTTGGAAGTCCAATGGTTGCGTAAAGAGTTGAGCAAGTACGAAAGCATAGATTGGCAGAAACAAATTGAACTGGGGAGTGATGAAGAATGATTGACACAAACAAATACGAAGGACACATACCTGCACCATGGGAGATTCACGGCGACCGCATTTGCGCCCAAGCCGCATGTACCCCCGTTGATAATGTCGGTGGCAACATCGCAACCGTAGCACACAAAGGCGTGTTGTCGGACAACGAACCCAACAAACAACTCATCGCAGACGCACCACTTCTCCTTGAAGAAGTCAAGCGGTTGCGTGAAAGACTTGACCTCGCTGAACGCTACATCATAGAACCCACACTAACACGAAACTACTTCGCTGATGTAGTGAGTAAAGGCTTGGATGATGAAAGGGATAACTTGGGGTGAAAGAATGACTGACACCAACGCACACAACCTCAAAATCAAAATTGAAACAGACGAGTACATCTACTGGGAATACTTGGAGGCATGAACATGGCAAACACGAAGAAGGACATACTGGAATGGGTGAAGGAGCGACTGGCATCCGTACCCGACGACGCACAAATGGAAGTGAAGATTGTGATGGGGTACTGGCACGAAGGCTTGCTTGTGGAAGTATGACGATTTCAATTGAAGAGTATATAAATCAACAAAGAGAAAGGAGATGAGAAGCATGACGAAGACAAAGCGAAACAAGAACGAAGCGGCATACCGATTTGCGACACGAGTGATTACCGACTACGGCGATTACATCAGCGCACAAGAGGCATGGACAAAACTGGTGGACAAGCGAAGCGCAGGCATGAAGGGGTGGGTGGCACTTCAAACCCACCTTGCCGGTGCCGCAAGCAATGGCTTGCTCCACAAGAAGCGAGGCAAGGACAGCAAGGGCAAGAGCCGTGTCCTGTACGGGCCGATGATTTCCCCTGTGATGACACGCTTTGAGTCCGAGAACTTCAAGGGCGAACTTGCGACCGAGGTGGTGGACGCAGTGCAACGACCCAACCGACCATCCATCAACGACATTCCCCTTGGCGACATCCTATCCTACAACCACTTGGAGCGTGATGACATCATGAGCGTGATTCAAAACCTGCTCTACGACACGCCGCTTGGTGAGTTGCGACGGCGATACCCTGCCCTTGAGGACTTGGCGTGGGCCGTTGCACTTGACGGAGGTGTTGAGTGATGGGGTGGGGCAGAAAATACTTCACCGGCTACCGTGACCCCGAAGTGTGGGCTGAGGTTGGATTGATGGGCGACAGCCTTTCGTTCACCACCGATGAAACCGTGACCAAGTTGGGCATCGGCTACATCAAAGACCAGCGGGCTGAATGCCCCATGGACACGGCCATTCGTTTCACCCTGCTCAACGCAGGTGAGAACGGTGAAATCACGGCTAAGCAAATGCTCAACCACCACACCCGATTGGCTTCACTGTTTGAGGCTGGCCTCGTGGCTGACGGCTGGTATATTGATGATGAGGGCAAGCGACAACGAGGATGGGTCTTTCACAAAGACGGCGTGCGCCTCCACTGGAACAGAATCACTTCTCATTACGCTCGCAATCAAACCCACTTCCCTGCGAGTTTCATTGGCTCAAAAGAACTTTGGCGATACGACACAGGGTGGAGTGGCCGTTCCTTCAAGTTGTCAAACAGTGGGTACATGAGCAGTGACTACAGGAAGATTTGGGAGAGCGAAGAAGGCTTCCAACCTGTTCACTTGAAGGGTCATGAGCGTGCCTTGGCAAACAGCGTTGATGACAAAGAGGTGCTGAAGCACATCAACAAATCACTCAACCGCATGGTCAAGAGCGGCAAGGCCATTCAAGTCACTGCTGGCCGTGGCCGTACCTTCCGATGGAACAAGTGGGGCTGGCTTGATGAGTACCGACAGAAGCACCTTGTCTCCGTCGCCAAGCAACGCAAGTTGGGTGATGTGGTCAACGGGTGGGTGTACACTAAAGGACAGGTCACCGAGCAGTACGGTGTGGAGATTTGCTCCCACGAGTGGGAGCCTGTTGAGCCTGTGTTTCGCTACACTGTGAAACACCTATCACCCTATGTGTACCAAAGCGGTCAGTGGAATGGGAACGGTTATGAACTCGTTGAATACATTGATTGGTCAAGTGTTGCTTTGCCCTACTTCTTCACGGATGAAGCGGAAGCCCTTGAGGTGGCGGAAGAACTCAACGGTAGTGCCTTCCCTCGCAAGGGCATGAGTGTCCGTGTGAACGGGCAGATTGTGGCACCAAAGCACACTGTCTCCAAGCACGAAGTTACCATGCGAGTAAAGGGTGACGCTGACATTGAGGACTACATGGAACCACTTGAAATGTACAAGCGGATTCAACTGGGCAACTTTCAAATTGCAGACGAACTGAACGACTTGCTCATCAACAACATAAAGAAGAAATACGGAAGCATCATACAAAAGGAGGAATGAACATGAATGAAGAATGGAAAACAACCATGAAGATTGACGATGAAACAAAAGCACTCATCCAAGTGCGTAAGTCCACAGGGACCAACCTGTTGCACCTGCAAGCGTTTGGCGATGGCGGCGAGTTGAACAACCGTGAGTACGGCTACGCTGACCGCTTCAGTGTCCCGCCCGTGGTCACTGATGCCCTCATTGAGTACGGTGCTGACTTGTACCCTTCCTTGACATCGGCGCAGGAGGTTTACTTCCGAGATGTGTTGTCGGTTCACGGCTACAGCGATGGCGTGCAGTTGCACATCAATGTCCCATCAACCGAGTGGAACTCTCCCGATGGGTTCGTGCTTGACCTACCCGCTCAGCGGTTCTCAGCGTTCATCGCCTACATTGAGTCGGTCGGTCTGCTGACCAACCACGAGGGCGAGCAACGCTTTGTTGCACCATTACAGGAGGAAGAGTGATGACCACGCAAGCACCCTTGGACCATGTGCTTCACAACGGAGAAACCCTTGAGTTTTATTGGGCTGTTGCTGGACAAGAAAACAAAGGCTTCAACGATTATTTATTTCTCAAGCAAGAATGGTTGTCATTTTCTTCCGAAGACCCATTAATGGCCTCTCAGTTATTTGACAAAGTGGATGCTTATTGGTGTAAGTACATGAATGTCTTGATTGACGAGATTGTTCACTTGACACAGGGGGGAGAGTGAATGGGTGATGCTTCCAAGGTTGACAAACTCACCCTCATCCGTGCCATCCTTTCGGATTACGACATTCGTGATTTGATTCGCAGTTTGCCCGATGACGAGATGAACTTTGAGGAACGAGCATTGGTGAAGATTTGGCAGGTGGTGAAGGAATGACATGGTATGTGATTGACAACAGGACGGGCAACGAGACTCGGTGCCACTCGGAACTGGATGCCGCTTTCTTGTGCAAACAGTTGTGGGATTTGTTCCCCGACGACGGCGGAAACTTCGCATACTACAAGGAGGGAAACGAATGACTTGGCTTGAGCAATTGAACACTCTTCAAATGAAACTGGTGGATGCCAGTCCCATTGATGTAAACAATGACTTGTTCAACGCAGTGAACTTGTTTCACGATGCCTACAACGAGGTGGCACAACGAGCAACCGACAGCATACACATCAGCCCGTACTGGGCTGAGGCTGGACGCTTGATGCCACCCATCAATCCCGCCATGGTCACTTACCTCGCCGTGCGAGACATCGCTGAGATGTACGATGTTCCCATGACATGGATTTACCTCCTGCCGTTCAACATTCAAATTGACGCCGCCGCTCGCTCAGTTATTTTCACGAGTAATCAAATCATGTATGTTAATGAGGAAGGCTACGCTACACCTGCGACACTGATGGCATGGCATGATGGAAAACAGGCGGGGCTGATTGACGAGGATGACGAGTTCCTGTTTGCCAATAGCGACTTCACGAAGGAGTACACGACCAGTGCCAACCAAGCCCTTGAGGACATGGCGAAGTCCATGGGTGCTACCAAAGAGCAGGTGCAAGAGATGATGTCGTCCACGCACATTGAGGCACCATTCCCGTATGAGAATGATGATAGTCCTTGGGGGGATGCTTGATGGTGTTTATTGACCCTAACAACCTTGACGACTTGGCTTACAACGCCCACTACTGGGGTGCGGGAAACATCACGCTTGAAGACCTTGAGAAGCGGGGTTGGGCTACTGAAGACCACCTTCTTGAACTCATGAACAAGGTGAACGCCTACCTTTCCATGTGGGAGGACACCTACAAGGACATGGAACGCATTCAACAAGAGTTGGAAAAGAAGAGGGTGAGCGAATGAGTGAGGATGAGTACGACGATGAAATGCTGGCCTACGGATGGGGAGTTGGAAACAGTTGGTATGACCGGCGTGACAAATACCTGTGGCAAGCGATGGGCAAAGAGAACTTAGACCCCAACAACAGCACCACTGATGAAGAGTGGGCTTTGTTTGTTGAACACTACGCTGACGCTTTTGCTGAAAACGCAAGCGATATGGCTTACGCACTTTGGCATTCATTCTTGGACAGGCACCCCGACATCAAGACGAGGTACGAGGACGACGAGGAGGACGAGTGAATGAAAGGACGACTTGTGATTGGACAAAATAAATGGCTTGTACTTGAACATGTGACGAACAATTGGTTTCAAATCACCGAGGCCCACCGATGCACCGAGGTTGAGGTTGGCGAGATGGGGCGGTCAATGACTCGTGGCTGGTCATTCTATAGAACACTGGACACACCCATTCCCACACATACCTATCCTCCCACAGTGCGCTTCTTTTTGATTGCTGATGAAACGGATGGTGAAGAAGAATGATTGTGAGCAAAATGAGTGTAGAGTTTCACGAATGGTTGGCTCAATGTCCTGTGCATTGGTATCGGGTCAAGGTCGGAGAAGACTTCACAGAATATGCGTTTGAAAACGAAGGAGATGAAGAAGAATGACCTTCGGCGGCTACTTTCTTTTACTCAGCATTTTTGCAGGGCTGTACTGGTTGGGGCTGAAACTCAACCCACCTATTCATCCACGCATTATCCCCGAACCGAACAACATGTTACGAGGTGAAGACGAATGATTGACACAGACAAATACGAAGGACACACACCCGCACCATGGGAAAGTTTTGCTAATTTTCTCAACGAAGAAATGGGAGTCGGTGATGCGAACACACTCCTCATTGCCGACGCACCACTACTCCTTGAGGAAGTCAAGCGGTTGCGTGAGGACAACGAACTCTACCTTGCCTGCATCCACGCATCCCACTTCCGAGGCAAGCCCGGTTCCGCCATGAGTAAACTCAACCAAATGCGCTTTCTCCAAAGAGGAGAGGAAGAATAATGATTGAGAATCTTGAATACACGAATCCAAAGACCGCACCAGTACCACACACGATGTCCCTTAATGCGACTTATTCCCCATTACCTCCGCACATCAAACCAAAGGTTGGTGACAAATACTTCCAAGGCATTTATTGGAGGTTCAATGCAAATCAATGGCTTGGGCCTGTTCTTCTTGAGTATGAGGGTAAAGACATGAACAAAGTCATGTTCGTGATGACTCGTGAAGCGGTTGATTACATGTTTGACATCTATGACATGTTGTGTGTGTTTTGAAGAAACGGATGGTGAAGACGAATGATTGACACAAGCAAATACGAAGGACACAGCCCTGCGCCGTGGCAACCGTGGAAAAACAAGAGAACTATAGAGGTCGTGCGCTCGCAACTTGCTGAAAAGCCTGTAGTGTGTAAAGTGCTAAACGAATGTGATGCACAACTCATCGCAGACGCACCACTTCTTCTTGCCGAAGTTAAGCGGTTGCGTGAAGCGATTGTAGGCATGATTGACAGCATGGACAATCGCTACATCCGTGATGTACAACATGCCGCTGGATGCTTGAGAGATTTGATGGGGTACTACGACGAAGAAGAATAATCGTTAAACAAAATGACCCCATGCAATAACCATGTCGCCCTTTGAGCAAGCGTTTGACTACCTACGGCAGAACAGGCCGCAGGGACGCTTCATGGGTGGCAGTACCGGGGCACGAGGCTACGACCTACCGATGGGACGATTCGTTGGTAAGCGTGGCGACAGCCCACAACACATTCAAAACGAATACGACATGAACAGGTTCCTCAATGAACTGGGCGTACCCGTACCACAAGCACACATGGAGGACGGACTCATGCTGACACAGATGGAGGAGGGACAACGACTGGGCTTCAATCCATCAGCGGGAGACATTCGCCAGTTGCGTAGGGACTTCGTTCCTCATGCCACGATTGCGAACTGGGACATGCTCGGCTTAGACCGAGACAATGTTATTCGCCGTCCCGATGGCACGCTTTCCTATGTTGATGTAGGAGGCGCAGGGCCGTTCCGTGCCCAAGGCGCACCAAAGGGTGCGGCATTCGGCTCCAAGGTTGGCGAACTTGACACGCTACGAGACAAGAACTACGAGTTGGCTGGCATGAGCGAGGCTGACATTGGACGCTCCTACGATGCTTACGGTGGGGAGGATGCCATGACCCAAGCACTTGATGTGCTGAGGCAACCGGACACTCGCCGTATCATGCAACAACGCATACAGGATGTTGCACGACGAGTTGCTTGAAATTATTTCAGCAGTATATAAATCAGCAAAGAGGAAAGGGTTAGCGAAAGCAAGGTGATGAAACATGAAAGAGATAGCAGAAGCAACACGGGCGAGGAAGTTTAGGACCCACGGCCCAAGTAAGGGGCTGGACTCAAACATGAGAACACGATGCACCGACAACTGTGAGCAGTTCGGCAGAACGGCAAAGCCGTCTTACGACAGCATCAAGTGGAAGGACATCAAAGAGCGTGGTGGTTGGTGGTACAATATCCGAGACACACCGGGCAAGCGTGCCCGTCGTGTGTGCCCCGACTGCGCCAGCAACTACATTGTCAAGGGTGAGGGTGGAAGCCTACCCCAACCACTGTGGTCGGATATTTTCCGAGTATGAACGAAGAGGAGGAATGAACATGTACGACGATGAATGGAAGAAGCACTACACTGAGCGAGCCGCTTGCATGAACAACGCTTGCCACGCTGACCTTGGTAGCGTCATTCAAGCGAGGATTGTCATGGACTTTGATGATGCGGGCTATGTCAATGGCCCTGCTGATACTGACAAGCCCTACTGCCCGTTTTGCGGTAAACGAATGGAAGAGTTTCAACCACAGGGGGAAGAAGAATGAATCCACAAGAAATGTCGGATTGTCCGAGCATGAAAGGCAAATGGTCGGAGTTCACAGTAACCGATGAGCGACATGATGCTCACTCATGGTTGTACGGCACAATTACCCTCAACGGCAAACTGTACAACTGTGTGCTACAGGGCAAGTACAAGTATCTGTCCTACTACGAAGACACAAAGTACAACCAACTGTTCCTGTGTATCAGTCCCGACCGGGAGGGCGACCCCATCACGGTCGCAGGTGTTGACTACGAAGTGGACGGCCTGTTCCTTACGGTGCATCGCACTGAGAAGGGGCACCTATTCGGACAAATCAGCAAACACCGATTCTTTGAACACTTTGAATACGACATTCGCAGGGTGAAGTTGCACAAGTATCAGTTCTCCCGTGACCCACCAACTGAGAATGCAAGAAAGAAACTCACGGAAATGTTTGCTGGCCTTCGTATCATTCTTCCCGCCGATGTGCTGAACATCATGTACACAGCCAATGAAGTGAGAGAAATTATTTCACGAGAGATGAAGCGCATTCGTGAAGAGATGGAAGAGCAGATGGAGGCACTGAACATGGAGTACAGAACAAAATCAAACACAATGGAGGTGTTGCATCAATGACACGAGAACAAGAAATTGCTGATAAATTGAAAGAAGAGATGACCGCCTTGCGCCGACGCATGGAACACTTGCAGGCATGGAAGGAAAGTGGGTACAAGGAGCCGTGCCAAGAACACGATTGGGAATTGATTCGTGGCCCCTTTCATCAAGTGGTTGGCAGTAATCCTCTCACTTACATCCTACGATACAAGTGTGATGTTTGCGGCATGACGATGGAGCAACAGGCTGTTGTTGAACAGGAAACCCTGTTTGACGAGTGGCAAGAATACCGAGAAAACAAAGGAGATGATGAAGAATGATTGGAAAAGACATTGAAGGGAACGAATACGAATTGCGGGCACTGACCGACAAAGAGAAAGCGAAACTGAAAGAGCGACTGGATGACTGTAGGGGTTCACAACTTCACATGCTCATCTTGGAGTGCGGTGAAGGTATTGCCATCCCAAGCGGTCGTGCTAATTCAGCCAAGTATTACGGTGGCCTGTGCTACGACCACGGCGAAGAAGAAATCATTGTTGATGGGGAGCGGTACATGATGTGGGAGTATTACAACATGGAAACTGCGACTGATGACAAAAACGGTTGGGAGGACTGGTACCGAGGTTTTGACTTCAAGGACACCAATGTGTTCCACAACTACCTCGGCCCGTTGGACGACAAGTGGTGGGAAGGTGATGAGTGATGAAGCGACAAATGCACAAGTGGGTGCTTTCGGGATGGGAGGACAGGGGGCGAAAGCCCCGTGCCGATGAATGGGAGTGCATTCATTGTGGACTTGTACTTGACGATGGCGACCGTGCCCCTTCACGCTACTGCGAGGAAGGTGATGAGTGATGAAGGAATTGAAAAAGTGTGACCATGTTCACTTGGAAATCACCTACAATTTACCCGAAAGCATCCATTATTCATGCGTTTGTGGAATACATGATGTGGTTTGGCTGAATAACGAAGGCGCAGAACTTGTTTGCGTAAATTGCGACATGCCTGAAATGGACTGTGAGTGCGAGGAAGGTGATGAGTGATGTGGATTGCACTGACTGAAGGCTGGCTGAGCATCGTTGCTCACCGTGACAAGCCCGACCACCTACTGGTGCGGGCACGCAACCCCAAGCACATTACTCGTACATTCGGAGAGCAGGTCATGTACACTGACGCTAACGCTGACTATCCGTTCCGTGCTGATGTGCCACGGGGTGCCGTGATTGAGTTTCTTTCCCGTCGCTTGGTTCACATGAACTATGACAATTTCAAGAACACGATTGGGGATGAGCGTTATCACGATGCGGCACTGGATGTATGGCGTGCGATGTTCCGATACGGAGAGGACTACCGAGGTGATGCAGAATGAACAGTTTGGAACAAAAGATGTGGGACAGACTATTGGAAGAGAAGGCTGAACTGGTTGCAGAAGTCAAGCAGTTGCGTGAAGGCATTTGGGGTATCATTAAGAACGCTGAATCGGCTATCAGTGCTGGAAGTGAACACAGCAAAGCGTTTCGTTTCATGGCGCAGGAACTACGGGAGTTGGCTGAATGAACACACCAATACAAGGATGGCCCTTGTTAGGCGGAGGCTCGCTGACGATGTGCGGCATTGACGACTTCCGTGACACGCTACGCAAGGAGCATACGGTGGTCACGCTGTGCCGCTTTCCACCGCACTGGATTGACACGGACAAGAACGAGCGGCACCACTACTACTTCCGGGCGCACAACAAAGACCCCGCAATTTGGGCACACGCTGTAGGCATTGTCATGGATTTGCTTAAGGATGGTAAAGATGTTCTCTTGCACTGCGTCCATGGCCGTGACCGCACGGGTGGTGTAGCCTACGCCGTGCTACGACTCCACGATTACGAGCATGACCAAGCGCACCTTGCGATGGTGGATGCTCGCCCCTCGCAGGAAGCGGAGTGGGCGGTCAAGATTCCGTACCGCCGCAAATTCTACGAGGAAATAATTGAGGAGTATATAAATCAGCAAAGAGAAAGGAGATGAGAAACATGACAGATTACGATACGAGAATGAAACTGTTTAACCGAGGCTACAGCATCATCGTGTGTGCGATTGACGAACACTTCAGCAATAGCGACCGACCGTTCACGGAACTGCAATTCCGTGAGGCCGAGTTGATGGCATACGAGGATGTACCTGACATGGAAGACTACTGCGAAACGCTGAGGAAAGAAATTATACCACTATTGGAGGAATGAAAATGACGAAACACACAAAAGATTGGAGAAAATACGAGAAGAAGTACAACTGCACACGCAATCAGTACCGCCGCATCATCAACGGTGCGCCATACGAGATTGCACTTGACGGTTCTTACAAGGACTACAACGCACGAAAGAAAGCGATTTTGGGAGAGGAATGAAATGAAGATAACGATAAAGTTTAGCGGAGAAATGAGCATGGAGATTGACATTGATGAATTACTACACACCGAACTCAGTGAGGTTGTTGAGGACTACATCAAAGAAAACATGCACGAACTGATGGAATGCAATGTCACCGTGGAGGAATAAGCATGGCACACAATTTGGCACAGACGAAGAACGGACAATACATGACGGCTTGGGCAGGCGACACGCCATGGCACGGGCTTGGGACGCAAGCAGAAGGACTGATGACGGCGACCGAGGCATTGAAACTCGGCAACCTTGATTGGACTGTAGAGAAACGACCGCTGTACAACCGCACCGAACTCGGTGAGGTTGAGGTGGTGGAGAACACCTTCGGTGTGTTCCGTAAGCAAATCAACGAAGACGGTTCACATTCGTGGATTGCACTCAATCGTGGCACAGCCGTGGGCCGAGTGTGGAAGCCCTTCCAAAACATTGAGGCAGTTGACTTCCTTGATGAGTTGGTGCAAACCCAAGAGGCCAAGATTGAGGTCGTGGGCGCATTGGGTCGGGGTGAGAAGGTATGGGTGCTTGCGAAGTTGCCCGACAGCATTCTCATCAACGGCGTGGACAAGGTTGACCAGTACATTCTCATCGTGAACAGCCACGATGGGAGCGGCTCACTCAAAATCTTCCTCACGCCCATTCGTGTGGTGTGCAACAACACGCTCACCATGGCACTGCAAGGACGACAGGGCGGCTACAACATCCGACACACCGGCAAACTGCACGACCGTTTGGAGCAAGCACGAGAAGTCTTGGGCATCGTGAACAAGGACTTCTTGGCATGGGGTGAGATGGCACAGTCGTTGGTTGAGGTCAAACTTACCGAGGACGAGATGGAGTCCTACTTCATTGACGCACTCAACCTCACTTTCAACGACGAGGGCGACCTCACGACCCGCTCATCCAACATGCTCAAGACCGTGAAGGGCTTGCTCGGCAACGAGAAGAACACCCTCAACGGTATGGAGGGCACGGCATGGGCGGCGTACAACGCACTCACCGAAGCGGTTGACCACAACTTCACTCGCCTCGCCAACGGCAAGGTAAGCACCAAGCGCATGGAGTCGGCACTCTTCGGTACCTACTCCCGCACCAAGCAGAAGGCATTCGTGAAGGCATTGGAGTTGACCATGTTCGCAGGAGAGTGATTGAATGGGTTGGCACAATTACGACATCACATGGAGCAAGGAGTTCAAGGACTTCGCTGTTTACTCTATGATGCACACGGACATCGCTGAACAAGCGTCCGAGTGGTTGTTTCACTTGTACTGTTCGCATGAAAGCATGTTTGAGCAAAGTTGGGCACCATTTGACCACGACCCAACCGAAGCAGAACTTGAGGTTTATCAAAAATTTCTTTCAGCACTCATCAAGAAGTCAAAGGAACTCAAGGTGGTTCGCAAATGGTTCAAACATTTGAAAGAACAAACGGGTTATGATTACATGAAGGATTTTCGGAAGAGAATGCGTAAAAATTACGGAGTGGTGATTGAATGAACATTTTCGTACTACACCGTAACCCCACGAAAGCCGCTCGGATGCACTGCGACAAGCATGTGCCCAAAATGGTGGTTGAGGCCGCACAGATGATGGCCTCAGCCCTGCGCCGCCACGGTGCTACTGATGAGCAGATGCCAGTGACCAAGGCGGGTACACCCTACAAGGGTGGCTACGCTCACCATCCCTGCACAGTTTGGGCGGGCGACAAGCGACAGAACTTCCATTGGTTGTGGCGTTATGCGGCTACACTTTGTAACGAGTATTTGCACCGCTTCGGTAAAGTCCACGCTTGCGCTGAGCCAATCAAAGTCATGTGGCATTTGATGAGTATCATTCCACCGGGACGACCCGGACGACTTTTTGCACTGGCGATGCCCGACGAATACCGGCCCGACCCGGACGACTTGTACGGCAACGAGACTGTGCATCATGCGGGACACAAAGAAGCGGTCAAGGCTTACCGTCGCTACTACCATTCCAAGCAGTTCGCCAAGTGGGAGAAGGGTACACCCGCTCCCGATTGGTGGCGAGGCGTGGAGGTGACGGCATGAGATACATCAAAAGTAAAATCGGCGCACTTGAAGAAACCTGTTGCGAAAATTGCGAAAGGACAATTGAATATGGTGAGAGCATATCAGTGGACATGGAAGGATTACTGAATCCTTTGTGTGTTGATTGCGAATGTGCGGAGGTACCAGCATGAGCCTACACGAGAACTTCGGCAGTGGCAACACCGATGCCAACCCCGACCTCAAGCCCAACGACATGGTGAAGACCCCACGGCACATCGCCAAGCAGATGATTGACTTCTACGCTGAGTGGTGTGACTATAACTGGCGGGAGTTAGGCTTCAGTGAGCCTGTGTTGCTTGACCCATGCCGTGGTAATGGTGCATTCTACGACCAATACCCCGACTACTGTAGGAAGGACTGGTGCGAAATCACCGAGGGCCGTGACTTCTTTGATTGGCCCTACAAGGTGGACTGGATTATCACCAACCCACCGTACAGCATTTTCCCTCAGTTCTTGGAGAAGTGCTTTGAGGTGGCTGACAATGTGGCCTTGCTGATACCGCTTGCGAAGTTGGTGTCAAGTCTCAAGCGAATAAATATGGTCATGGACTACGGAGGCATTGTGTCAATGCGAATCATTGGAGCGAGCAAGTGCGGGTTCCCCTTCGGGTTCCCTGCCGCCGCCATCCACATGAAGCGAGGCTACGATGGCAACACGCTGATTGAGATGTGGCCGGACGAGGAGGAATGAAGATGGATGGAGACAGGTATGAAAAGCATATACAAGCCGTTTTGGAGAAAGTTCCCGAAGCAGAATGTTGGGCGGAGTCGTTGTTTGAATCATTCAGACAGTTTGAGGAAGAATACTTCATCCCACCACAGGATGCCATACGGACTGTAATTCGGCTTGCGAAAAAATTGATTGAAAATGAAGACAAGGAGGAATGAAGAATGAAAGATGAAAAAATAGTGCAAAGATGGATGGACATTCACGACAAAATCGTGGATAGGCATCGTGACATGAAAACAGGCAACCCCCAACTGACCGCCGCTCTAATCTTGCTGACGGCTGTAATTCAAGAGCAGGGATGAACATGGGACAAATGACTGATGGAACCGAATGCCTACTGTGTGAACTGTGGCAAGACCTTGACAGTGCTGACGACTTGGACAAGTGCTGTGCTGAATGCCGAGGCGAGATTGAATGGATGCTCGCACGACGAAGGGCAGGTGATGAATGATGAAAGAATGTTGTGAAAAAGAACCATACCGAAAATGTGCATCATGCGGTGCTGTGAGATGCCAAGACTGTGAATCAATTTTCCCAAACGGGATTGATTATTTCACAAGTCTTTGTCGTGATTGCGAAGAGGAGGAATGAATGATGGCGTACTTATTGAAAGTGGACGGAACAATTGAACAGATGGGTTGGAGGCCATCACTTGAGGAACTACAGGCGGCAGTGGGTGGCTACATTGAGATGGTGCGAACCAACAATGTGGGCTACATGTACTGCAACGAGGAAGGTAAACTACTCGGCTTGCCTGTCAACATGGCGGCGACGACCATGATTGAACATGATAATGTCATTCGTGGTGATGTCGTAGTCATGGAACTGGGCGAAGAGAAAGAGGAGGACGATGAACACATGAGCGAAGCCGCAATACGGCACTTTCAAGAGAAAATGTGGAAGGACTTTTTGCATTGGTGCGACAAGTCGGCTCTCGTTTTACCAAACCTTGCCTCGCTTGAAGTATGGCTGAACGGCACAGAAGAAGTCGTCAAAACTGGGATGCGTGCGATGTGGCACGAAAAGAACGGGGGCGAGGAAGAATGAGAGAAGACCACAAGGAAAGGTTGAGAGAGATTTTGAAAAAGCGAGGTGCGAAGACCATTTATGATTTGTTCAGCCCCGAACTCATTGAAGCCATGAACGCCTACGAACTTCAACAATCAGTAAAGGAAGTTCAAGAGGACATGGAATCCGGGTTAGAAGTCTGCCCTTACGAAGAAAGTACGAGAGAAGAATTGATTGCTTTCATCAAAGAACAGAATGAAACAATGCTGGAATACCTTGACTACGCAAGCAGACTGAGAGCGGAGATAGCCGAGTTGAAAAAGAGAGTGAAAGAATGAGTGGACGAGGCCAAAACAAAGGAAAGCACAGTCTTTGCTTCGCATGTGATGAACCTTCCAATGTTTACTTGGATAGTCAATACAGACGCTCCGCTGACTACTGCGAAAAGTGCCTGTTTCCAAATCTCACTTGGGAGGAAGCAAGGAGTGGCATGTATTACTTCAACAAAAAGACACTTATTCGTCTTAACCAATTAACACTCATCGCTTACCGAATGGCAGACTACAATAGACGCACCCTTGAGTGGGAAGAGAAATACGGCAAGCCGTATGGTCTTGACGCAGTGCCCTCCAATGTTGTTCGTGAGAAGAAGCACATGGACAAAGACTGGTACCCCGAACTGCATGAGATATGCCACCTTGCATGGATGTGATGAATGATGCTCATACGAGAACCGAAAATGAAAAGCGACGACAAAGCGGTTAAACGCTTTGAACAGCAAAGCAAAAGAGGTGTTGAGTGGCCCAACTCTCGCTACACGGTAACCATGCACAAATGGAACAAGGTTAGTAGCGAAAAAAAGTCGTGGCCTAAACGACATAACCAAGTGGAATGGCGAAGGAAGATAACGGTTGAAGCACCAAACGGACAAACCCATTCTGCCGAGTTTAGAACTTACAACTCCTATTTCCGAGCCTACAGAAACGGCTATTCTGCATGGGATGGTGAAGTGTGGCTCCCTTCTCAAAGCGCATACATCATAGAGCATGACCACGGGTTGTGGCACGATTCATGGAGCGCAGTTTGGAGTGACGATTATGGAACAAGAGAGGGTGTCACCGTGGCAATTTTACAAACAGCATGTGAGTTCATTCGCAGATTGGAAGAAGGTGATGAATGATGTTTTGGCGAAAGAAAAAACAAGAAGTGTTCTCACCATGTAAAAGAACAGTCATGTGGTTGTGGGACAAAGGAGCGTATGATTGGGACAAGTTCGTGGACATCATCACAAAGCAGTTCGGTGGTGAGTTATGCCCCGAATGTGAAATCCACTGGGTCTTTGAAGGGCAGTGGAGCCATTCTGTTGCTGATGAGGACATGCACAAGGTGTATCAACGAATAGCAAACGGCGACAAGCACAAGTATCTCACTGATGGTTTAACCTACGAGTCTTGCGAAGAGTGTGCGGTTGATTGGGAAACCGAGACTGTGAAAAAGATGTTCCAAGAATACGACACTTGGGGCGCACCTGCGGGGGATGAAGCGTGACCGAAGTGCTTGACGCTGAGATGAAGGACGAGTGCCACATCATGCTTCTCGTGCGACGAGACAGCGGTGATGTGTGGGAGGACTACGGCTCCATCCTACGCCTGCGCCGGGACATCTACGATGGACTCCTTGACTGGGTGGGCGAGAAAGACGCACCCGAATGGTGGGAGGGAAAGAAGAATGTATGAACAACTTGATAACGGAGAGGTAAGTGGTGAGGTCAATGGATTGGCAACCGAGTGAAGAATTGATTGCATGGGGGAACGAACACTTTGGCGGTATGCCGGTGGACAGTGTGTGGTCGCCCGACGACAGCGGCGTGCAGTATCGTAAGATGAGCGAAACAAGTTATGCGCTCATCTTCATGCTCAACCACCCGCTGGCACAGGAACACCATGAGAAGTTCACGCTCCTCATGGAAGCGTGTGGCTACACCGTGGAGAAGCCCGATGGGTTGGAGATGGTGACACCACCGATTGACCCTGCGGCACAGGCTGAGATGAACTTCCGTGCGAAGCAGGAGGTCGCTCAGTCGTGGACTTGCGAGTGTGGCTTCCCACTGGCGAACAACGACTTCTCCAAGTCGGTGTACGAGTTCGTGGAAACGATTGATGCTGAAACAAGCAACGGCGGTACGACCCCCATTGACCTGTGGCGTGTTTTGTTGAGTTGCGACAACTGCGGCAAGGATAACACCATTGACCCCGACGACTTTCATCTACTGGCTGGCGATGATGAGTTCATGCGCTGGCGCAACGGAGACAAGGAGTACATCGCTCTCACACGAGAACAACTCAAGGACTTCGCTGATGCGGGTATGTTTGATGAGGGCTACGCCAACCACACCGTGACCGTCATGGGCAAGTTCCGTGGCGAGGACAGGGTACCACCGTGGTTGTGGGGTATCTCATGTCTTGTCAAGAACAGCACCGAAGAGGAGTGAGCGGATGCTTACACTGGCGAGGGCCAGCGATTTGCTGAATCGGATGCCGAATAAATTACTGGTAAAAGAAATCAGCAAGCGTGAGTGTGAAGAACTTTGGGAGTTCGTCAACACGACGGATAAACTCTCCATCTCACAGCACCGACTCAAGACGGCCATGGCTGATGAATGTGGTGTGATGCTTGAGCGGTTGCTTGAAGTGATTGGTGATAGTCCCTTTGTGGATGGGCTGGTCATGGAGGCTGGCGAGGAGGAGAGCGACTTCACGCTCAACGAAGCCGTACAACTCATGCGCTCAGCCCATGTCTTGAACGACTGGATTCTCCCGTTCTGTCATGCAATCAGTAAGGATGAGGCTACGGTCATTTGGCGGTGGGCGATTGGTTACTACTGGACAGCCTACCGGAACCGATTCCTCAAGTGGATTAAAATCATGAGTAAATTAAATGGAGATTTTTCTGTTGATGTTTATTTTTCTGTCATCTTTGACGGACTTCAAATCACGGACGACATCAAACCGTTCAAGCGGTTGGAGCCATGGGAGGGTGGGGTACCCGACAAGTGGTGGTTCGTGTCCGACTGTGGTACGCTGAAGCATGTGAGTGATGGTGTCGTGCGAAATCGCAACGGCACATTGAACACAGAATTGACCCCGCTGGTGGACAGCGATGCCGATTGTTGGATGTGGGAAAACCCACTTGGCACGGGCTATCACCATTCTACAAACGACAAACTACCCTTTTCATCGTACAAGAACGCTATGACTGACCAGTTTCATTGGCATGAGTCGCAAGTGCTACTGGATTCGTATGCCAAAGGCGGATTTTTAATTGCTCATGAAACAGAAGGAGCATATAAAGAAATCAAAAATTGGGACTATTATTTACTGAGTAAAGGAAGCAATACACTGTATGGACAAATCATGACAGTGCGGAACTTAAACAAAGGAGGGTATGAGGTTGTTATCGGTTTTAGCGATGCTGGCGAAGTTGTGGAGACAACGACACACAGAATGAGCGAACTCCCGCTTCAGTTGAATGAAGCGTTATTGAGGCGTGGGATAAGCGCAAGCGTGCGCTACGCCTTCCAACATGTTGAGGATTGCTTGGTTGCCAAGTTCATGTACACTTGGAGTCCTAACGAAGAGTGGCACTTGAAGTTCGTAGAGGTAGAGAGCAAGAAAGGCGAGAGCGATGTGGATGATATACTGGACTATTTCGCAGTGGTAGGTGGAGAGGATGAATCACCTTGAGACAATCGGCCTCGGCTTAGCAATCACCAAACTACAGTTCGTCGCACAAGTCAAGCGACACCAATACTCCTACGGTTTCAAGACGGTGATTCACATTCGCTTCAAGCGCACCTGCACTGAGGAGCAGAAGAAGTGCATTGAAGTGTGGCTACAGTCGCACGACCTGTCCATGATTGACCGGACGCAAATTGGAGGCGAGGACATGTGGCGCATACTTGACTTGCTGGAACCCTATCACTCACTCATGGGCAAAATGGATGTTATCAACATCAAGAAGATGCACTGGCTCAAGGACAATCCCATTCCCAAGGTGCTGTACAAAGACGACGGCACACGACGCTCACGGAAGATTGGGAAGAACTGGAAGAAGTTCCTCCACTGGGCTGAGGCATGGGACGCATACGACGATTCCTTGAAGAGTATATAAATCAGCAAAGAGGAAGAGGTTGAGAAGAAATGACTTGGAACGAAGTGTTGCGACCTGTACACCCATCCGAAGTGGTGGGCAACCACCAGTTCGTACAGGATGCCGAAGAGTGGGAGAGGACGGGGGAGTACCCTCCGGCCCTGCTGTTCATCGGGGAGCCGGGTACTGGGAAGACCAGTGCCGCCAACGCCATTTCTCGCACCATGCTCAGTGGTGCCTACAATGACATGAATGTGTTGTGGACGAATGCCAGCGACGACCGGGGTATCTCGCACATCCGAGAGGAAGTGAAGAACTTCGCACGACTCAGCGGCGTAGGAACAAAGAGGAAGGTAGTGGTGCTTGACGAGGCTGATGGCCTCACCAATCAAGCGCAAGACGCCATGCGAGGCATCATGGAGAAGTATGCCTCCAAGGTTCTCTTCATCCTCACCGCCAACTATGCTGACAAAATCCGCCCCGCAATCAAGAGTAGATGCACGGTGTACACCTTTCGCCGTGTCTCCGCTGAGCATGGTGCATCTCACCTTACACGCCTCACCGAGTCGTGCGGTGTCCCTGTGGACTGGGAGCCGTACTACGGTGATGTCGTAGAGTATCACGGCGGCGACCTGCGAGCGGCGGTCGCCTCCCTTGAGCGCATCCCCAAGACGGCTGATGCAATCAAACAATTCACGGTCAAACAAAGTGGGGATGAATGGTGGGACTTTACCATCAGCAACAAATGGAACGAGTTGCGAGAACACCTCATTGATGTATTACATTCATCGGGCGATAAGTTGTCCTTCATGAACAACTTTCATCGTGCCATTCGGAAGCATTTTGACAATGATGCCGACACCACATTTGCCATCATGGAAGTGTGGGGCGACATGATGAAGCATGTGTATGACTGGGGTGGTTCGGGCGAGTCCTATGTGGAAGTCCTCGTCGCACGATTGAAGAAACAAATAGAGGTGAAAGAAACATGAGTACATGGAAAGACGAAGACGAATACATCAACGACGACGCAATTGACGACAGTGCGAGCAACGGTTTCGGGGCGGCATCCGAAAGCAACGCCAACGCTGGACTACCAAGCGGTGTCATTGACCGATTGAAAGCATACGCTGAGCGTGTGGGCCTACCGTTGACTGAGATTACCAAGCAGTTCATTGCGAACATTGAGAGCGAATACGGTTGCACCGACCCAAGCAGTGAGGACGAAGACTTGCTGGTTGACTGGGCAGAACAGTTGGTCGTTGAGACTCGCCGTTCAAGCGGCGGCGGCAACAGCAAGTTGCAGACATGGGTTGGTTGCTTCGTTGGCGTGGCCGACAAGAAGCGTGACCGACTCGCCAACATCGTGCGCTCCAACCTTAAACTGTTCAACGACGACCCCGAACAGGCCATCAGCAGTGGTCGCCTCGGTGTGTACTCCAAGAACGATGGCGTGTGGCACTTGACTACCAAGGAAGGTCAAGTCTCCACCGAGATTCCTGTTGAGGGCAACCCTGTTCCTCCCTACGGCATTCAAACCGGCAACACCTATGTGTGCCTCACCACTTACGACAGCAAGGCGGCACCGTCCAAGAAGATGGGTCGCTACGCTTACTTCCTTGGAGGCGAGGAGGAGGACTTCGTGAAGAACGGCAACATCGGTCTGTGGCGCATTGACCTCACGGGAGGCAATGTTTACCACAACCTCACCATCGGTCGCCCCTGCAAGGTACCTGTCATCCCACCCCGTGAGGGTGGGAGCGAGGCATTCAAGGATGTGCTGACCACCTACGACGACTTCTCCGTAAACTACACGGATGAGTTCGTGAGTGAAGACCTGCGCCCTCTCCTCGCACCATCACGGTTTTGGACGAACCCGGACTTCCACGAGTTGTATGTCCCGGTTGACTCCTTGGAGGAAGCATACGAAGAGCGCAAGCAGTTCTACGATGCTGGCGGTGAACGCCGCTCCTTTGGGCCGTTGGTTGTCACCAAAGGTACGGTCACTCGCATGAGTACCGAGCCTCGTGAGAGCGAGTACGACGAGGAGGGCCACAACTACAACATGACACTTTCAAGCAGTATCAGTGGAGACATTGACTGTTGGGTGCCCGGTGCCGTTGGCAAGTGTACCCAACCGTTCACCTCTCACTGGGGCGAGGAGTCTTTCCCCTACGCTGAGCGTTCCACCGTCTTCGTGTTTGGTCGCATTGGCCTCAAGACACGAGATGGACTCACTACTCCCAAACTGACGGTGTTCGGTGTCTATGCTGACCCACGCCGTTCTCGCCGCCGAATGACTGGCGGAGACACTGGTACGGAGCAATTCAACTGAGGTGAAGAAACATGGCAAAAATCACGGAAAGCAGATTGGAATCACTGAAAGTTCACTTGGAATCATGTGCAGAAATTTCTTGTGCCCTTGGCAACACTGCCTCTCGCACAGGTGTGAATGAGGACATTGCCAATTTTTTGTTTTGGAACATCAATGCCTCACTACAAGGATGCAAGGCACTCATCAAAATGTATCAAGGAAAAGACACACTCTACCTCTCCATGGTTGACGAAATGGAGAAGATGATTGAAAAATACAAGGAGGAATAAACATGGCAGGATTTGGACAAACAGCAAACGCACAAAAGGAACTGAAGAAAGAAGAGAAGGCTCAGCCACCCATGGCTGTCACCACCATGACAGGTGGAGACATGTTCGCTGACATGCGAGCAGAAGAGGCGAAGATGGGTGAGGACAAGATGACTCACATGTTCGTCGGTGTCGCTGGCTTTGATGGCACTTGCAAGTCGGGTGTTGTCAAGCACGCCTTTGACATCGCTTGTGAGAAAGACCCTACTCTTGAGTTGCACGCCCTTGACTTTGACATGGGTGTTGCCATGCTCAATTCAGCAGTAAACAACAACCCCAAAATCAAGTCATGGAAACCATGGCAGATGGGGGTCAACGACCGCACCGCCTACGACTACCCCGGCACTCACGACCGTGTGATGAAAATCATGCGCTACATTCTCCATCAAGTGGAGAGCGGTGAAGCGAATGTGTGGGGTGTGCTGGTGAGCGGCCTTGATTCATGGTTGGAGATTTGTACCAACAACATGCGAATCATTGACTTGGGACTGGCCAAGGACGGCATTGAGTCGGCTGACATCCGTGGTGCGGGTGAGGCCAAGCGTGTGGAGCGACAGTCCGACTGGGCGATTCGCAACACTCGGTTCCACCAACTCACGGCTCTTTCCCGTAGCCTCGTGCGTGCGGGCGTCCGTGTCTTTTGGGAGACTCACCTTCGTGCTACGAACTTCTCCTACGGCAAGGAGAGCGACAAGACGACGCTTGCCCCCGAATGGGAGAAGAAGACCAACAACTACCTTCCCACCATCATTTGGATGGAGCAAGAGGAACACTACGACGACGAGAACGAATTGGTCAAGACGGAGTACAAAGCGGTCTTCAAGAAGTGCAAGACCAACCCGGAACTCCAAGACCAAACACGCACTGTGTTCGTGACTCGTCCCAACGGTGAGCCGGAGTGGTTCGGGCTACCCGAACTGTACGATGGGAGTTTGTGATACTCGTTGCATCCCGTAACTGAGAGAGGTTTTGGTGCGGTAATGAATGGAGAAATGGTTTACCTTGCAACTGGGGTTGCATGTGCCAAGGGGGTTTTCGTATCTCCTCCTTCCATTCCCCTCTCTTACGAGGTGATTTGACATGACAAAAGTGGTGATTGGTAGAAAGGACTTACTGGATTTCCTTACCTCTTTTGGTAAGGGTGTTACAGATGTTCGTATGAGTTGCGCTGGCAATCGCTTGACGGTTGAGGTGGGCTTTGCTACCTACTACCTGCGTAAGCAACTCATGGGTGCCACCATTGAGGATGAGGGCATCATTCACATTGCTTTACTGGAAAAAGCAATTGCCTTCCTCAAGGCCAGCAAGCAGGACAGCGTGACGCTACGGCAGACGGCTGAGACAAAGCCGCTCCACATGGAGGCTGGTGGCAACAAGTTGCAACTGCCAAGCACTGACGACATCACCTCAGCGGCCAAGACCGTGGTGGTGCGTGCCCTGCTTGAGAAGGCATCGGCACAGGGATGGAGCAAGTTTGCTGATGATGAATTGACCGTACACGCTACACTCAAGACGAAAGACTTGATTTCGCTGGCTGGCATGAAAGGATTGCTGGCCAAGGACTCCATGTACAAAATGCGTATTCACTGCGGCGAGGGTGAGTTTGGCATCGTGGCTGGCAAGGCGGCTACTGGTCGCCTGTTTACTACCTTACCCGCCCTTGACACTGACGGGCCGAATGCTACCGTGCAGACACACTTCGGAGAGTGGTTGCCTACTTGTTTACAGTACCTTGACGAAGGCGAGGCTCGCCTGTACATGGGTGATGATACGCTGGTCATCTTTGAGCAACAGAATACTTTACTCATGGTTGTAAACGAGAGTGATGTCTGATGATAATTGACTTCATCTCCGATGACCCCTACGAACCGCTCACCATCTACGAGCGTACCCGTGGGGCTGACGGGGTGTTGAAGGAACGCTACATCACTCACGAGGACAGGGGCTATGTGTACCCCTTCTGTTGGCTCAAGCAGGGCGCGCCTAATTGGGTTCTCAATCGTCTTCGCAACCTGCACGCTCGCATTCTCAAAGACCAAGTGGCCACCGGGCTTGACGGTGGTAAGTTGTGGAAGGTTGAGGTGAATCATCCCAACCAACTGTGGGAAATCAAGGACTTGGTGGGCAAGTGGACACACGAGGCTGACTTGAATTACCTTGACCAAATCCTTCTCACCAACTACCCGGAGAAGTTGCCGGAGTTTCACCCACGCAAGTGGTACTACGACTTGGAGTGGGAGACAACGGGTGACGGTGCCATCACGGTCATGGCGGTGGCTGATACGCACGCTGACCACAATGTGGTGTTTGCTTGGAGTCAAAAGTCCATCCGTGATACCATCACCAAAACTGAGTGGATTGACCGCTACGAAGGGTACGAGTTGCGTACCTATCCCAATGAGGACAAGATGCTCATGGGCTTCCTTGAACATCTCAAGGAGTGCGACCCCGACATGTTGATTGCACACGCTGGTGCTTGGGCTGACCTGCCCAAGTTGCACGAGCGCATGGGTGCCTTGCGTCACGACATGTCGCCCATTGGTTACTTCCTCCCACCCAAGAAAGACGGGTCGGGCTACAAGTCCACGGCTCAACCCATCAAGGGACGACTGGTGTTTGACACAGCGGCTCAAGCGGGCGAGGGCAGTGGCTTTGAGGGCGTGTGGCAGAAGAGCGGGCGTGGGCAAGCACAACAACGCAAGTTGAATTGGTTCGCTACTGAACTCGGACTTGGCCACAAACTTACTGATGAAATAGATGGCATGACCGTACACAACGGTTGGGCCGAATACTACGATGACTTCGTGGACTACTGTTTGGTTGACACCACATTGCTTCGTGACATTGACAACAAACTCAACTGCACTGATTTCCACCTCGCACTACAGCAGGTCGCTGGTGTGCAATTCGGTAGCACACACAATGTGAGCCGATACTTTCGTGGTTTAATTGGTCGTAAAACAAATCTCAAGGCACCGACTTCCTACATTGAGGAGCGGCCCGAACTACAAGCCGCATGGGTCATGCCTCCTGTTGCTGGTCGCCACGAGAATGTGGCACTGGTTGACTTCGCATCCCTGTACCCGAACATCATTCTCTCCGCCAACCTGTGTTGGACGACACTGGTTGACCAACCCGGCCCCAATGTTCTCACGCTTGACATCCCCCCCAAGTTGGGTGATGATGGAAACTACATTCCGGGCACGGGTGGTGTGTTCCATTGGCGACAGGATGAGGAGGGTATTCTTCCAAAGGTTGTCAAGGACATGCTCGCCCTTCGCAAGCACTACAAAGGACTGATGAAGGCGGCTACAGACCCCGATGAGAAGTTGGGCTACAACATGCTACAGATGGCTGTTAAGGTTTCCGTCAACGCCGTGTATGGTATGGTGGGAAGCCGTAAGGTTCGTGGGCAGTGGAGCAGTTATGAGATTGCTCAGTCCATCACCTACCTTGGTCGTGAGTCCATCAGTATGCTCGTTGACCGTAGCGAGGAAATGGGCTACCGTGGGCTGGCTGGCCACACCGATTCATGTTACATCCAAGTGCCTTTTGATGAAGCCGAGGATGTGGCTCAGCGACTCACTGACATCGCACAGGAGGAGATGGGGCTGAAGTACCTTGATGTGGAGATGGAGGCGTTCTTCCCTTACTGGTTCACTGGTGATGTGAAGAATCGCAACTTTGGTGTCAAGTCATGGCCACCCGAAGACGAGGGCGACATGAAAGTGACTGGCTTCTCCATCAAGGCTTCAAGTGCGCCACCGCTGACAAAAGAATTACTGGGTAAAGTATTCCGCATGGTATCTACTGGTAGCAACGAGGATGACATTTTCAACGAGATACGCCCCGCTATCCGTGAGGTGTACTTGGGTGAGCGTCCTGCTACGGACGCATCTTCGTATGGGCGTGTGAAGAAGGCGTTGGATGATTACGACAAGGTAGTGCCTAACCCTGCGAAGGCCGCACGATACTCCAACCAGTATCTCGGTACGGACTACAAGAAGAATGACAGCGTGCAGTGGGTGTTTGTAGATGATGTACCCGAAGGTCAACCGTTCACGAATGTGATTGCCTACGAGGACGAGCGGCAACTCAGTGAGTATGGTATTGACTGGACAACCATCGTTGACAAATGGATTCATCGTAAATTGAAGTTGGTGTATGAAACACTTGACTGGGATTTGGAAAGGCTGACGGCACGCCGAGTGCCGAGAAAACTGTGGTGATGTGATGAGCAGAATTGAAGACGAGGTGTGTGCTAAGATTCAGCAACGGGCTGAAGTCGGCAAGAACAAGTACGGGGTGACCATGGAGACAGCCCCGTTGTCTCGCCTTGAATGGCTCATCCATGCACAAGAAGAAGCCATGGACTTGGCCGTGTACTTGCAGAAGTTGATTGAAGAGGAGATGAAAGAGTGATTATTAGGCTCATCATTGAGTTGATTAGGGGGTATCTTGAATGAGATGGAACCCCAACGGTGATGATAGTCGCCCGACCATTGACGATTATCTCGCTGAGACAGGTCATGAGGAGGAGGCTGAGTCCTATCGCATGAGTACCTATGCGTGGAACCCAACACTCACACCCGACAAGAAACTGCGGGTCACCAAGTCAAGTCTCAATACACACGGCTGGTGCCCCGAACAATACTACATTGAGAAGTTCAAGGGGATTCGTAGTGGAGACAACCCCGACACAATTCGTGGAAAGAATGTTCACGACATGATGGAATGGTTTTGGGCGAACTTTACCAAGGAACAGGAGGAGCGTGTCTTGGAACTGGTACATGTTGAAGATAACATGGCTGAGGCACGAGAAGTGTTTTTCCTTTCCTTTCCAACGCCACCCGAACCTTACATTTATGGTGAGGATGAGCAGATTGCACAATGGGCTGAGTGGCAGTTTCAACGCCTCCTACACACTGGTGGTAAGCAGTGGCGACCCGTGGGAGTTGAGGCTAACATCCAAGCCTTTCGGTATGTAGAGGTGGACGGCGAGGCCGTTCCTATCCACATCAATGGGTTCATTGATACGCTGTTTGCTGATGATGACGGCTTCGCTCTCATGGAATTGAAGACGGGCAAGTACAAGGCTCGTAGCAAAGTCCCATCCATGCGAAAAGAAATGGCGTTTTACAAAATGATGCTGGAACACAGCAAGCACGCTGAGTTCCTACCCATCACACATTGGGGATGGGAGTTTCCGGGTGGAGGCATCAAAGACGGTGAGGGTGCTAAAATCTACTACGAGCCTACTGAAGAGAAATGGGCACCCATGAAGTCTGTAGAGAAAGCACTACAACGATTGGTGAAGGCTCACATTGACATGGATTTCCCCCCAAGCCCATGGTTGGGTAGGAAGAAGGATGACGAAACACTTGAGGACATGTTGGCACGAAACGGAATGAAATGTTCGTGGTGCGACTTCAAGGAACACTGTTCCTTTTGGTCGCTGACTGACGAGTTCCTTGACAAAATTATGGAGGAAGAACAATGAGAAATGCGGCAATGCTGATGGAAAAAGTGCTGAACGACACAGTGAACAAAGAGAAGTACAGGGTGCGAATCCAAGTGACGAAGCAGGGCAACTTACCAAATCGTGCGCCTTTCATCCGAAAGGTGTACCGGCAAACAAGCCTGCGGGAGTTTACGGACAGCGGTATTGGTGAAACGCCACACACCGTTGGCCCGCTGGACATCATCTACACTGTACAGGCTTGGCACATGAAGAGCGAGAACATCGCTAAAACGCAAGAGGACTTGAAGAAAGACTTGGACAATTACCTGTGGACTCGTCGGTGATTACGGTGCCCTTCGTGCCTATTGACTACCCTCGTGAAGTGCTTGAGTTATCAAGCACAGGCGAGAAGGGTTGGCGGCGCATGGTGAAAAACGCTGAGGAGTTGGAATCCTACTGGCGTGGCAAAAACGGTAGCGGTAATGTTTACTTCACAGCCTACGGTTACACGGCTACGCAGGCACCGAAGCATCACCGGGTGGATTACAACACACCACTCATTCACCACTTCGTGATGGACTTTGATTGCAAGGACTTCAACAACCGTGGGACTGATGTGGCGTTTGAGGTGCCTCAAGAAGAGGTGCGCCGTTTGCATCAATTCCTCATGAAAGAAAACACCCTGCATTACATTTGGTTCAGTGGTGGTGGATTTCATGTGTGGATTCCGCTGGCTGAAACACTTGAACCGAAAAGCGGCGGCGAGGTATCTCGCATCAAACAGTCGGGGCGGGTGCTGATTAAATCATGGGAAAAAGAAATCGGGGCACTGAACTGTAACGACCCGACCGTGATGTTTGACACGAGCGGTATGATTCGCATACCCAACTCGTACAACGCCAAGCGTGGCGTATGGTCTGTGCCACTCACCAGCGAAGAGGTGATGACTCTCTCGTTTGATGACTTGATGGACAAAGGCATGGAAGCGCACAGTGGGTACATCGCCCACGGCAAAAATAAATTACTGATGAATCTAATTGAAAATAAGTTTGCCCAAAACTTTGACCTCAAGCCGGTGGACTTGCCTACGGTATCGCTCAACGACATACATGTGCTACCTTGCTTATCGCAAGCGGCCATGGGTGGGGGCAACCCTCCGCACCGGGCGAGGTATCACTTTGCCTCCTACTTGGCTGACCGCTTCCGTATGTTCTTCCCTGCATGGCGTGTGGGAAACGAAGAGAAGGAAGAACACATTAAGAGCATCGTGAGTATTTGCGAACAACAGGAGTGGGTGGACTACCGATACGAGAAAACCGAGGAACAGGTACGGAGCATTGTGATGACGGGGTACTCGCACGCTACATGCTCCACCCTTTACACCGAGGGATTCTGCATGGGGAAGTGTAAATACCATGATGGAACAGGGGTGGAATTATGAGAAACAAACGAGTGGTGAGCGTGATAAAGAAATTGCTGAGTGAAAATGATGTGATGAGTACACGAGAAATCCGTGAACAAATGATTGGCAAAAAATACTGTCCCACAACAGGTCATTTGGGAACCATTCTCGCATCTCTTCCGTGGGTAGAAGTAGATGGTGAATACAGTGCCAAAGAAGGCGGAGGGAAGAGAAACTTGTGGAGGTTGAAAGATGAAACCCCAACTGATAATTGACAGCAATGAGCGTGGTTTGCTTTGCGAATCCGTAGAGCGCAAAGCCACCAAAGCAGGACTAACCGTGGCACGCCAAGCCTTGGTAGTAGGAGACTACCAACTGGGTGGGGCGTGCGTTGAAGCCAAGAGCATAGGCGACTTGTTTCAATCAAGCCACAGTGGTCACCTGTGGCGGCAACTGGACAACATGGATGCCAACTATGAGCGTTTCTTCCTTGTCGTACACGGCGACATCGCAAAGTACATCGCCATGGCGAAAAAGAATGGGCGTTCAAGAATCTCATACTCCAAAGTGCAGAATGAATTGATTGGCACCATGGCACGATTGATGGCCGATTTTGATTGCCAAGTGTTTTACTGCAACAATGTGAGTGAAGCGGCATCGTTCATCGTGCGCCTGCACGGTAAACTGCACAAACCAGCAAGCAAACACGGGGCGCAAGCCATACGCCGTGTAGCATCCAACGACCTACGCCTTGACATGCTGATGACCGTGCCCGGTATCGGGCAGGAGACAGCGGAGAAGTTGCTTGAGAAGTGTGGTAGTATTGAAGAAATGTGCTTCCCCGAATCCATCAAGCAAGTGAAAGGGCTTGGAGAAGTGAGGAGAAAGATACTGGTGAATGTACTCACAAGCGAGGAGCCTGTGCGTCAAGAGCGCAAGGTTCGCCGTTAGTATATAAATCAGCAAAGAGGAAGGGGTTGAAGAATATGCTACTCAAAGAATACCGTGCTGTTGAACGATTCCCCATTTTGAAGGCATACCTTCATCACTTTTCGCAGACTTCAATGAAGAACGAGATGCCGGGTTTGTTGTCATTCTTTTTCATTCAAGGTCAAACAAGCCTACCGTACATTCGCCTACCCACTGGCGACACGCACCTTGACTTGCGAGTGCATGTCTTTTGGATTCAACCATCCCGTACAGGGAAGTCAATCGCTTGGAACTTCATCAGTGACATCATGGAGCAGGCTGAGATTCCCTTTGAGTTGTTTGCTTCCGGTACAGACGCAGGATTGATTGGCTCAACCAACGCTATTCTTGATGAGAACAACAAACCTACGGGCGAAGTGGAGACTGTAGAAGGACTCCTTGCAGGGCGTAAGGCCATCAATTTTGACGAAGGCTCCATCCTCCTCACACCCAACAAACACAGTCAAGAGACAGTGTTGTACCTGCAAACAGCGTGCAACCCTGTAGGTAGCGGCAATAACACACTCGTGAAGCACATGAAGGGGAACAAGATTGAGTGTCCCTCACTGGTGTCCTTGTGGATTACCACCTACCCACCAAAGGGCGTGAAGGACTATGTTCTCACGAAAGGTATCTTCCAGCGTGTGTTGTTGTACTACCGCCACTGGGACATGGACGAGCGACAGGAAGTAAGCAATCGCCGTCTTGGTACCTTCTTTGGCCGACCACCCAAGAATGAAATCACCAAGGATGATTTGTACAATTACTTCAAGGACACAGACAAACGCCTTCGTGACCGTCTGCTTGACATGGGAGAACTTACCTTTACGCAGTGGTCGGAAATGAGCGGCGACGAGAAAGAAGAGGTTGTACAGGAGTACATGTGGGAGATGTTCACTCCTGCTAACGACTATCAAACCGCACTGTACCAAGCGTCCGATGAATTGTACGACTTGTTGCGTAACATGAGTCCATCCATGTCCGAGATTGTGGCATCGTTTACACCAGCCATTGAGAATTACTTGGGTATCTTCTCAGTACACATGGCCATCCTTGACGAGAAGTGGGAGGTCACTGCCGAGCATGTTGACTTGGCTCACGAGATTTTGATTGACCTGTTTCAAAACCTCATCGCATGGCTTGAGGACTCGGTTGAGGTTGGTGGCAACAAGCAGAAGGAAGCCAAGGCTCACGAGGGTATGATTGCCGCTTACAACGAGTGTCAAGCCTACGAGATTGAGGGCTATGGTGATGGCTGGCGGTTACGCTCCATGTTCTTCACCACCTACATGGACAAGGCTAAGGTGTCCAAGAGTACCGCCGAAAGGCACTTCAAGGATTACGGTGGCTCCTTGTTCAAGAGCAGAAAGAGCGGTGGGCGTGTGTTCATTCGCAAGGTAGGCGATGCACAATGAGCGATATACTGGCACTTGACATTGAAACTGCGAACTTTTCTCATGAAATAGGTGGGTGGCATAACACTCACCTGTTTGAGCCATCGGTGGCCGCTACATGGGACGGGCACGACGGAACGATTTATTGCAACGAGGGGTTGGATGTGGACAGCACGGTGAAAGCCTTGCACCCACGCACCCTCGGTGATGATTTGGCCGACCATGTAAACAAGGGTGGTAAAATCCTTGGACACAACATAAAGGCGTTTGACCTACCAGTGCTAAGGGATGCACTGGATTGCTGGACAGCCAGCGACTTGATGAAGTCGGATGCTGTCATTGATACTCGCAACTTGGTACGCAGTGCATCACTGAGTGTTGAGAGGGTGGACACATCGCTTGGAATGCTTACCAAGCACACCTTCAACACCAACAAGTTGATGAACAGTGCTGATGCACCCGTGGCTTGGAGAGAAGGCCGGTACGACGAGGTAGCGAAGTATTGCTTGAGCGATGCTAAACTCACCTATGACTTGTACCAGTTTGGAAAAGCCGAGGGACATGTCCTCTCAAGAAGCCTTGAGTCGGGAGAAGTTGTAGAAATTGAAGTGGATTGGTGAAGACAATGACGGAGAAAGATAGCGCAAAAGGCGGAAAAGCACAGATACACAACATTCGGGCGGCAAAGACGGTTGCTGAAACTGTCAAGACAACGCTTGGCCCGATGGGTATGGACAAGATGATGGTTGACGGTGGCGGAAATGTCATCGTCACGAATGACGGAGCAACAATCCTGCGAGAGTTGGATGTCTCCCACCCCGGTGGGAAGATGATTGCAGAAGTCGCTCGTACCCAAGAGTCGCTGTGTTACGATGGAACAACGAGTACGGTCGTCCTTTCGGGGCAACTGCTCGGCAACAGCGAGATGCTGTTTGAGAAGGGGTTGCACCCCAATGTGATTTGCCGTGGCTACCACGAGGCCGCACAAATGGCGGTGAAGTATCTCGCTGATGAGGTGGCACAGGACAGCCAAGACCGAGACAGGCTCGTGCATGTAGCCAAGACCGCCATTACGGGTAAGACCCTTGAAACGGCTCTTGATGCAGTGGCCGAACTGTGTGTGAGCGCAGTGGAGAAGGCTGGCGATGCTGAGAGCGTCAAGGTCGTGTCATTCCCCGGTGGCTCGCTTGAGGACTCATACCTGTACAACGGTGTGATTGTCAACAAGGACTTCGTGCTTGAAGGCGAAGACATGTACGGACGCATGGTTCTCATCAACACGGGTCTTGAGACTGAGAAGGCTGAGGACAATGTGCAGGTGCAACTTGATGCCAAGTCGTATCAGTCTTTCAAGGGTGCAAGCAAAGCAGACCTCATCAGCAGTGCAAAGCACATCGTGAACAACTTGACACACGGCGGCGTTGTGTTTGTGCGTGATGGTGTGAGTGATACGGTGTGTTCGTATCTCAAGAAAAACGGCATCATGGTTGTACGCCGTATGCCCGAATCAGTCATGCGCTCGTTAAGTCGTTTGTCAGGCATAGAAATTGTTCAAACACCCGAAGAAATTGAAGATGTTGCTGAAGTTTCAATTACTCGTAAAAGGAGAAACGATGTTTGGTATTTGTTTGTTGGAGACAGCGACCTTGGAAGTGGAGAGGCAACGCTTGTGTTGCGTGGTGCCACCTCGCATACGCTGGAAGAGGTTGAGCGTGGGTTTGATGATGCACTGGGTGTTGTCTCGTTGGTCATGAAGAGCGGGCAGTTCGTCGTGGGTGGAGGCAACGCCTATGTGCGTATGGCCACACACCTGCGCCAACATGCCGCCTCGGTGGGTGGACGGGCACAGATGGCCATTGAGTCGTTTGCTGATGCCTTGGAGGTTATTCCTGCCACCATCGCTGAGAACGCTGGTCATGACCCGCTGGACACGATTCTTGCCATGCGCCACGAAATCCTACAAGGTAGGGTGTCGGTCGGCCCCGATGTCACCGAAGGTGGTGTACGGGACTTGCTGGCTGATGGCGTGGTTGAGCCTGTGGCATTGGTGCGCCAAGCCGTGCTGAGCGCAGGGGAGGTCACCAACGCCATTCTACGCATTGACGACATTGTGGCTCGCCGCCCCGTACAGTGATAACATGGGCAAACTGATGGACAAGTTGAGGCAGAAGTGCCCCGTGTGCAAAGCGCACGAGATACCTCGTCGCCTGCGTGGTCGCTTCATTGACTACGACAGCGAGCGTGTGTACCTTTTGCACTGTCGCAAGTGTGGTTTCTTTTGGCTTGACCCATCGGTGAAGAAACTCAAGCCGTATCGTTTGAAGGGTGTTTATTTGCACCCATCAATGGACGAACAAGAGTAAATCACATTTGTTGCATAACATTGCCGGGAAGCATTTGCACATTATCGGGGTTGCCCCTTCTGCCTTGTCGTTCCATAAAGCGGTTGAATACTTCTTCAAAATCCTCGCTGTCCCTTGGACTCATTTGACCGTATTCCTGCGGTTCATATGGCCTAAAATCCGTTTGGAAATAATTCATGGGTGAAGGAGCGGCACCGGGTATTTGCAAGAGGTTAAGAACCGCATCGGGTGTACTATCGGGCTGATTGCTCACAGACACACCGGGCGGTTTGTCACTCAGTAGAGGTGCTTTTGAGCCACGACCATAATCACGAGTGTCCATTCTTCCGCTCAATTGCGCCATCGGGCCACTTCCGAACATTCGCTTCATTTTATCAGTCGGCATATCAGTGTACTCTTGAGGCATGTGTCTCAATCTACTTCTTGGAAAACGACCAGCGACAGTTTCCGTTTGTTCTCCAAACGGCGAAGGTACCGCCGCCAGTTGGTCTTCACTCAATCCGGCAGTATTTCGGTTTAGCCTCCTGTGTAAATGACCAGCAATCGCAGGGTGCATCGCTTGACTAAGGGCAGACCCAGTAAGAGGGGTTTTAGGGTCACGAACACGATAATCGGGGTCTGCTTTGAGCAACGACCACGCAAAATCTATCGGCTTCATTAAAACACCCATGAAGTCAAACTACTAAAAATCACTGCAACCGTACAAAAGTCGGGTCGGTGGCGTGGCTCACCGTGCATACGAAGCGAGCATAGCCTCCGTCAGCGTCAGCGGTATCACCAATGGCTGATGTGGTGGAGTTGGTCAATGCGAATGTGCCGGTATTTGAACCATGAGTGTTTTTAATCTCAATGATGTAGCCAGCAGGGAATGGCCCGCTGGTGGTGATGGTGAATGTACCGCTTGGTGTCAGCACGAGAATGTTCGCATCGGCGGCAGTAAGGTCAATGCTCGTGGCTGTACTGGTCAGCACACGGTCAAACACCGAGCGGGTGAAACGAGCGGCGTGGGTGCCGCTGTAGTACAACACATCCTTGCCGTTGTCGCCTGCTGTCGTGCTGGCAATTTGCGCTCCGAATGATTGCCACAGCCCACCAAGGCGGCTGGCGGTAAAGTTGCCAGTGTCGCCGTTAAACGCATCAAGTTCAGCATGTGTGTCAACTGGGGTGGTGGCGGCTACGGCACCCGTTGTAACAGGAGTAAAGTAAATTGGTGAGGGGCGAATGAAAATACGCTTGTCGTTGCTTTCACTGATGCTCAGTTTAAGGTCGCCACCCGATGCCGAGTACACCACACGAATGACCGCAAGCACCACGCTTTGCGTCACATCAAGCCCGCTGGACTTTGGATTGCTAAGGAAAGCAGATGGGGTAGTGGGGTAAGTATTGGAGGCTGTCGTCACCGCCGAGCCAAGTTCCCATGTGATGCACTGGTTGGCTGTGTCAGTAGAAACATACACAACGATGAGTGCTTCTTGCCCGCTGGAAAGTGCGCTGTAGGAGGCACGCTTGTGTGCGCTCGTAGTGGTAAACGCCACATCCTGTGTGCTACCGGGGCCACCTGCGAAAGCATAGACCACGCCATCAATCACAGCGTGCCCACCCTCAATACGCACCGTGTAGGTGTTGGTGACTTGCTCACACACGCCCGGTAGGTCTTCGGGTGTGTGTCGCTGTGCATCGCCAGCCGCCGTGTCTTCCTCAAGGATGATGCCGTTTCCATGCACACCCTCAAGCATGTTTGTGAGGGACGGGCTGGTGATGTGTTCTCCGTCTTTCAAACTGTCCGTAAACACCCCGCTACCCGTCATGGATGCTTGGTTTGCCGCTGTATGTCCCGATAGTGGATTTCCTGTCATCATGCCACCTCAATTGCAATTTGGATTTTGAGTTCATTTGCTGATGATTTGGTTATCGGTGAAATCGTGTACCGTGCTACGGGCGTAAACTCGTTTGTGTCACGAAACTGAATGTACACTTCTTTGATTTGGTCAGCAAATGTAGTGTCGTAAGGCAACTCAGCCTCAACGAGCAGGGAGGTGTCATCAACTACCGTGATGGTGGGGGTGAGGGTGACAGCAGGGCGACCTGCCGAGCCATCGTCAGTGGTGGCTGGTGTGCCGTCAAAGCCCAAAATGACCTCGTTGATGTTGCTGGCGAGCGTGTCAAGCAACAACCGTCGCATAAAATCGCTAATCGGCATAGATGTTCCTCCGCTCCCTCGTCTTGTTTACACCGATGGGCAAGCCGTTCTTACCGATTTTGCCTCTATCGTGCGTTCCTTTCACACCACCGATGAGGTATGCTGTGTTAAATACTCCTCTTTCCTTAACCACCGATACGATACGCAATTCCACCTTGCCGAACAAGGCCAAGTTCTGTTCTACCACCTGTACATAGGTGGCGGGGTTGCTGTCGTTTGCGCCCACGGTACTGCCCTCAGCCACGCCTTGTAAGATGCCTTCAATACCTGTGTCAAGGTTCATCATCGTAAGGTCGCTCATGTTCTTCATTGGCATGTGTTTGATTTCCGTGACGACCTTATTGCCACCATCGTACTTGACAGTCATGCCGGGGCGCAAGTTGAGCAGGTTGAGGTGGCCACCACTGGATATTGAGCCACGGATAAGCGAGCGTGATTTGAGTACCTGTCGTGCGACACGGCGGGCGGCGTTAGTGGTGCGGGCGGTGTTGTCCACGATGGGTGCGCTGTCCTCTCGCACCTCCTCTACCTGTCCTTCTACATCGTCCACCGTGACAATCACCAAGTCATTGAGAGCCAATGGTTGACCCTGTATGGTGACACGGTTGGAGATGTTCTCAATTGGGTTATCGGTCTTGGCACCAAATCGCAAGTTTTTGTCCACAAACACGCTTGCCTCGCTGAATGTGATGGGGATGTACAGCAGGTTGCCAAAACGGTCAAGCAAGAGCATACGGCTGTCGTGTCGGCCAAGGAAGCGCAGGGCGGTCATCAGATTCATGTTGTTGAAGTCATGACCCACGAAGCGTGTGCTATGCTTGCGTGCTGATGATGCGGTGACATTTTGTGGGCGTGAGATGTTCACGCTGGTTGCGCCGCTGTTGATGGACTCGCCAAGACGCACAGCCAAGTCCGTGGTACGCAGGCCCACATCAACAGGCTGGCCAAGTTTGACGGTGCGACCAGTGAAACCGATACCGTCCAGCGTCTTGCCCTTCATATTGCGTAGGTTCACCAGCACACCAAACGATGATGACTCAACCGTGTGCGGCAGTAGGCGTTGCGCTGATGCGTCTGCGTTGTAGATGAGCATAGGGCTGTTGGTGCTGGAAATTAAATCATCAGCAAAGAAAGGAGCGGTATTGAGCGAGTGGCCGGGGATGTTGTTATGCGACAATTGGATGTACGATTCGCCCTCAAGAATGCGATAATTGCGTTGCGGCATCACTTGTAAATTACGAGTATTTTTCTTCTCCACCGTGACCTTAGCCTTGTTTGCCTTTTGCACGCTGATACGACCGTGATGAATGGCGTTGTCCACGAATACGGGCTTACGCACATGCGTCATGACCTCATCTGCGTCAGTGCTGTACCGACCAGTCCTTGTGTTCTTGAGGACGGTCATTCACACCGCTCCTTCAAGTGTTCCCATGCTTTTTTCATGGGTAATTTTTTACCCTTTGGCGTTTTTTTCTCAAATTCACGAGCCATTTTTGGATGTTTGGCATACATGAAACGCCGCTGTGCTTGACTTACGAATGGCACATGACTTCACCTCAGCAGTTCCATCGCTTCAAAGCCGCTCCTTTGGGTGTCAGTTTACCTTTCTTGCTGGTCGGGCCTTTTACGCCCGACATACGAGCGCAAAACGACTTACGACGCTTTGCCTTCTTTGAGCCGGGCTTAAGTTTGCTCGGCTTGGTTGTCACTGGCGGCTTGAGGTTCGCACCCTCTTTACGCTTAGCGGCGGCACGACCCTTGGCGTTCAGCCCACCTTTGCGGTGGTGCTTGTTTGGGTTGTAGCCATGAAATGGTTTGCTCTTCTTCTTGGCTTTCATCACTGCAAAAGCCAGTTCAGCAGGAGAACAACAATCACAAAAGTCGTAGTCCATCACGAAGCATCACCACTGTGGTCATTTGAATTGTAGGTCACATCTCCTTTATGGCCTTTGGGATGCAGGGATTGGGAGAAGCGAGGGTGGACGGTGTAATCCATGCGCTCTTCCTTGCTCTCACCCTCTTGATGGGTGCGGCGGCGGGCGGCATCTGCACGGTAGTGTTGCAGGGTGTTTTCACTCATCACGACACGGGTAATCTCGTTGTCCAATAACGATGAATCAAATCCACTGGCGGCGGTGCCGATAATTTTCGGGCCTTGGCTCATAGGCACGGTGTCGCTTGCACTGATGTCCATGTAGTATGCGGGCACATATGGTGGATTGGTGTCGGGATTGGTGCTACGGATGTAGGAGCCTGCCGATGCTTGACCGTTGGTTGTTTCGTACACATATAGTCCGTACTTACCACCAGCAGTGGCACCGAAGTAGTTGCTACCGTACTGTGGGCTTGACGAGTGCAAGTTGAGGTTGGAGCGGAACATCTCAGCGTGTTGTTTGTCCAGTAAACGAACTGGGCGCAACATGTAGGAAATGCGCTTGTCGGTGAGGTTGGTGCGCTGGTGCCCGTTGGTGTCGGTTTGATATGGATTGCTGGACTTCCAAACAGACGCCGAAGTGATGCCATACTTCTCAGCGAGGTAACCTTCTACTTGTAGCACTTCGGTTGCGGATAACACACGGTTGTATTGAATGATTTCAGCAATTTGCCCATTGAGGTAATACGGGGTAGGCACTCGTCCTATACCGTAAGTGCCCGAAGTCGCTTTGAAGAAAGCCTCATTTTTTGTACCCTTCAACACACCATCTACTCTAAAGGTCTGTGTTGCGGTAGCACCCGCTCCATCACCACCAGCAATTTGCGCTGTGAGTATAGAGGGTTGATTCACTGTGACTGTGTCGGTGCCAGCACTTATCGCCCCAAAATTGGCACCCCTACCATACCAAAACTGCCAACTGTTGCTTGAACCAGTCATGTTTCCATAAAGATTGAAACCCTGTACATTGGGAGAAGTACGCCTGCTAACCACAATACCGTTATAATTGTCATTGTCCGTAGTAATCGCCGCTACAACAAACAGTGTCATTTGATTGGTGTTTAACAATTCACTGAATGGTGCAGTCATTTCATCGCTACCGTCGCACGCTACCAAAGGCATGTTGTTGAAATCGCTGTCGCTTGCTGTGAATGTTGGTTGAGCACTGGCCGTTGCTTGAGTGAACTCATGTCCGTTTCCACTCACATCTTTCCATGAGGTGACAGCATCTCCATCAGCCAAATCAAGGCTGTCGGCTTTGAGCCATAATGCCATTCCCGATGTTGGTATGCCACCCCATTCGGTATCGTCAATCGGTGATACGAAGTTGCGTGCTTCTGCAATGTAGGTACCGCCGAGTGGATTGAAGTTGGAGGTGTGGGAAAGGCGCATGGCACCACCCTGTGGCTGGCCGCTGAAGTCAAGAGCAGTGAGGTCGTAATGGCCAATCGTTTGCGAGCCTGCTTGCATTCCACCATGCACGATGACACGCTGGCCTACACCACGGTCAGTATGCAGACTGTGAGCCTCGGTGTTGATGGCTATGAGGTTGTCATCCACACCCTCTACATTTTCGGTGTCAAGACCGATACGAGGCGCACTACGGCTTACAGCGTCCTTGTGTGGAGAGTCGCCGCTAAGGGTTTCTACACGGTCGCTTACCACGGCTTCGGGCTTGAGCAGGCCGTCTTCTGCGATGTCAAGGCGTGCGCTGATACCACGAGGCACCTCGTCAGCCTGCAACACATCGTTGCGGGCACGGATGTAACCGTCATTCATATTAGGCTCAGCGGTGTGATGAGACAGCACAACACCCGATGCGTGATACGGCTCGTCAAGGGCTGTCAGCACATCCTCGTTGAAAGCGGTGGGGTATCGCAATCCACGCCCGTGTCCGTCGTCGCCAACACGATGAGCGTTGGTTGGGAAGTACACATCCACAAGTTCAGTAGCGTCGTTGTTGTTGGTGTTGTTAAGCCGCCCACCAAAGCGTGGAACAGTGACACCTGCACCAACGGTCAAGTTACCGTTGCTTCTGTCAATCAACCCCTTCATGTTGACAATCGGCCTTCCGCTGTTGTAGATTCGTCGGTATGGTGTACGGTCGTTTGTACGGTCATATTCGTACACATCGGCGGCATCCCAAGCAGGACGAATACCAAAACCACGAACAGGGTGACGGCGCACATCCTCACCACGAGTATTGCCCCACCAATCCACCAAGTAGTAGGCTACAGCCTCGTCCAATTTGTGAATGCTCTTACCCTCACTATCGCCCCACCAATCACGAAGCACCGTGCTTGCGTTGCGTAGCGTGCGTACAGGACAACCAAACGGACGAGCGACACGCATACCGTCGCTGTAGCGCACCTGCCATTCGGGTTTGTCCACACCAAGCATACCGCTGAAATTGGTTTGACGCTCCATGATACCAATTTGCGTGTTGGGGTATGTACCGTTAGCAAGACCGCTCCCACCTGCATATGTCCATGTTTCAGTCTCACCTTGCACAAGTGGGCCGTGTGGGTAGCCTACGACATTGTTAGTAGTCGTCACAGCCGCCTCACGGAAAGCACGCATACCGTACAACGACCACTGTGGTTTGTTGTACGGTTGGCGCAAGCCGATACGATAACCAAATGGACGAGTGCGAGTAGGGTTGCTGATACTATCGTAGGAAGTCTTGCTAACGCCACTGCTCACCGTGTACGAACCGTCATCATCAGCGTCAGTCCACACCGGACCATCAAACGAGTAATCCCGTGGATAGTCCCATGCGGCAGAAACATACCCATACCCGTCAAGACGGCTGATAAGCGGCCCACCACGACTACCACATGGCCAGTAGTGGTTGAGGTTGGTCTTGGTTGCGGTATCGGAAGAATCAGCCTGTCCACCCTGTGGGTCAAAGTTGCCCGAAATCAACGGACTACCAAACGAAGTGTCCAAGGCATGTGCTGTTTGCAAACTACCAGTACCGTGTGCCATCACATTCGCACCGATGGGTATGGTCGCTACGATGTCTTCTACAACGGTAATGACACCAGTAGTTGCGTTATCAGTGTTCACGATGTAAGCCGTACCGTCAACAATGATTTTTGTCCCACTGACGAGATTGGCGGTTCTACGAGTCGTGGTAATGAGTTTATTGGGAATATCCACGGCTGTAACCGTAGCAGGGGCACCGGAAGCGAAGTCTTTGATGAGATATGGTGGTGAGAGTGTCTTACGGTCAAACGCAAATGGGCCAAGGCTGGCGTAGTACGCCGCATCGTGGTAGTGTACAGTCTCAAAGTGTTCGGGCATGCTGTTGAGTGGCTTCTTGTCCACCGCACGGTCAGTCAACGGGTTGAGCCATGTACGGCTGGAATCCGAATAGAAGGTATGAGGTCGCCCAAGGTTAGGGTGCCACAGGCACAGGAAAGCGTCAGCCAAGTGTAGGCTGTTAGTATCTCGGCTTCCCTGTAGCATCTGTGGTAGAATGCGTGTCACCATGCTGGTCTTGGAGTCGGTGAAGATAGCACCAGCAGGGCGGAAATCGTATGGACGGGTAAGGCGCAATTTTGTGCCAGCGGTTAAATTGCTGGTGAAAGAAGACTTGGCCGTGATGGTAAACTGCTTCGGTTTGTTCATGTTGGTCGCATCGTACCCACTGCGCTCGGTGTAGGTGTGCGTGCGCCGTACACCGTTTGCATCTGTGTACTCCAACTTGTTGCCGTAGTATGGCTTTTGTGGGAAACCACGAGCGTCATCTACGGTGATTGTAGTAGAAGCCACACTCACTACAGTACATACAGGATTGAGGCTGATGTTTTCAAGCACTTCGTGGTAAAGGTCGGGGTGCAGACTTGGATAGCCTGCGAGTGTAATTTGACAGGCGATACTCCCTGCACTGGCACGCAGGAACTCGTAATAGTTGTCAAGACGGTGATGGTTGAGATGGCGGAAGCCTGTAGCGTCAGCGTGGTCGGGGCCGAGTTTGTGTACAATGCTCCACCATGGGATGTTGGTGGTCATACCCGGAGTAGAACGGTCAAACATTTGTGGATGGTAAGGCAGTGAACGCTTGACGAAGGCAGGACTTTCGGTTCCCTGCACACCCAAAGCGTTGTACAGCATCAACGGCGGGATGTTGGTAAACTGGCTACCGTGGTCGGGGTCGTGGTCAAGGATGAGTTCGTTGATGAACACCTCACATCCACGCACATCAGCCATCGTAGCCTCAGCCAGCACAAGAGCGACCGCACCCGTAGCACTGTCGGGTTCACGCAAGCCCACAACAAGCGCAACCTGCTGGCTGGTCAATTCATTGACAGTCCCATCGGGTAGTGCTGTTGTTCCACCATTGGCGTGATAGCCGATGAACTGCGACTTGTGTAGGTTGGGTTGAATGACAATTTGGTATGCACCTACCTTGCTTGGGTCGGGGAAGTGATGACGCAGGGTGTAGGTAGCGGCGGCTTCCAGCACGATGGTGTGCCCACCAGCGGCATTGACGACACCAGCCTGTCCTTCGGACGCCAATACACCATAGCCATCACTACGAATCTTGGACTCAAACATCAGCGAGAACGCCCCGCCATGGATGTCACTCGGCCCACTGGGTGTGGCTGTCAGCGCACCGAAAGTATGCAAGGTATCGTAACCGTACAGGTTGTTGGTGAGCGTAGTGGAAATGTCGGTCTTGAGGTCATCAAGGTCTTGCTCTTCCATCAGTGTAAACTCATGTGGTTTGACTGTAGCAGAACGGATTGCTCGGTGTTTGTTGTACAGACCTTGGTAGGCGGGATGAGCAAAGTGGCCCGGTAGCATCGCCATGGTAGGATTGACAAAGTGGTGCCCCATGCGTGGAAGAGACAACGGTGACAATTGAGGCAGTTTGTACACATCATTGCACAGCGTTGCGTTTAGCGTTAAGCCGTCCACATAATTCGTGTGTGTGGCGTCGGGGCTGTTACCGCTTACCTCAGCATGGTCACGCAAGCGACGAGCCGCAAAGAAGCGGGTGCTACCAGCGGGAATGTAGTAGGAAGGTACAACCTTGAGTGCAGTAATGGACGACTTGACCAGTTCAGTAAAGTCAGCATCTCCTACACAACCTGTAAAGGTGGAGCCAGCGATGTTCGTAAACGATGCAACACCACCACGGTCAGTAGTAGGGTCGTACAAACGCAGGAACTTACGACCATCACGAATCGCCTCGCTAAACAGCGAAGCGTTAGGTGCGGCGTTGACCGTGAGCGTAGTACCGCTGAATGAAACAGCGGTCAATTCCGCATTGACCACACCACCAGCGTGTGTGTAGAAGGTTGGATGGCGGTGACTGTGCGTGTTGCCGTTCTTGGTGATATGGAAGAACAGCGTGCGGTCGTGCAATTCGTATGATGTTTCAAGTGGGGCATTGCCTGTAGCCGATTCCCACCCTGTGTAGGTGGGGTCGGGGAACGAGCCTTGGCTGATGTGTTCCCAGTTGTGGTCGCTGAATGTACCACCAAGCCGTGGCCCTTTCGTATCATCAGTAAACAAATGTTTGATGCTACTGCTTGACATTGGGCGCATCATACCACCCGTGCCCATGCTCTCGTTTTGGTAGGCTTGCAAGCGGTCAAATCCAGCACGCACGAGCAGGTTGCCGGGGATGCTATCGGGATGGGGCAGACGCACCTTGAGGTTAGGCTCCACGCCACTGCCTGCGGTTGCAGGCGCAAGCCCTTCTGCGCTACGGTCGGACACAGCGTTGAAAGTGCGAATAATCGTACCGAATGGTGAGCCACCCTCAATGATGTGTACTTGGCCCGTGTCGTCTTCAACTTGCATCTCTTCAAATTGCAATTCCTCATTTGGGATGGCTAACACATTCCGCAACTCATCAGGATGTGCGGCGGCAATCTGTGGGTGTGCCAACTCCTGCGCCTGTATGATGGGGAACATGGCACTGTTGGTTGTTTCAAACGAAAAACGGTTGATACCATACAGTTTCTCTCCTGTTGTGTAGCCAGTATCACTGCTCACTCGTGTGACAAACGGTACAGCACCAAGCCCACGAGCATTGACAGCGGGGAGTGATAGGTTGCCACCATCCATACGCTTCCACACGATGTGTTCTACGGAGAAGTTCTTGGCTGGTGAGCGTTGATTCATCTTGAAAGCATTCGTGTCGCCAAGCCAGTAATTGGCATCGTCGCCATATCGGTCAAGTTCGGCACTGGTACTGGTCTTCATGTCAGTGATGAGATTACGCTCAACATCGGTAGCATCCTCCAAAAAGAAACTACCGGGGCTTTGGTCAAGGTCAAAGAACAAATCACCCGTCTTTGCGTAACAAGGCTCAGCGTTGAACAACACATTGTCAGCGGCTAAAGGCCCATTAAATTGGAATGCGGCGGAAGGGATGTCGTCAGTAGGCACACCCACAGGGCCAGTCACCAGTGCCTCAATGTTCGGCCCACCGTGAGCAGGTGCAACGAACCTGTCCACGCCGTGAATACGCTCGTCCCACTGTGCAGTGCCAGCAAAGGTGATGGCTGTAGCGGCGGCTACACTACCGGCGGTTTTGTTCACAACTGCCAACCAGTCGCCTGTGGCGGTGATACCATCACGGTCACGCTTTGCCACCAGCGGGAACTCGGCCTCGTATGAAATCACAAGGAATGCACGACCGAACACGCCTTGGGTGTGATGAAGCGCACGGGGCACAGCATCCTTGTCAGCGATGTGCAATGGGTTAGCAAAGTAGGTTGAGTCCTCTACATCATCGTAAGTTGCCGCCGCTGTTGTAGTGTAATTCCATGAGTAAGGAGTTGTCAAAACCGAATCGGAATTGCTTCGGTTGTTCAACGGCCCGGTTGCTTCGGGGCCGTTACGCATGGGTGTGAAGTGTGGTAGATGGCTGAAGGTACTCATTGCACTTGAGGCTGGCCCGTAGGGTGAAAAGCCCAACATCGGGTGCCATGCACCCAAACCAGCCCCGTAGCCCTGTGTGCCTACCTTGAGTGAGTTGAGGTACGAATAACGCTCACCAGCCCACCCCATGACACCCGTAGGTCGTGTGCGGTCAATAGCGTCCACAACACCGCTAAAGTGAACACGAGTCATGTGGTCACGGGCTGTGGCGTTTTCGTTGTTGTAGTAGTGAACACCCGACTTGCTCCATATGAAGAGTTTGGTAGGCAGTGGGTCGGGAACACCGGGTGGCGGTGGAGGAATTGGACTCATACCGGGCACAGTAAGGGTTGCACCAGCACATTTGTTGTTCCATGTGGTGATGTCCTCAAACTGCGCTTTACCTGTAATTCGGTTCGGAGCAAGCCAAAATCGCACTGTCCATGTGCCACTGTTGTCGTACACTTCACGAGAATGATACGGCGCAAAGGCTGGACAGGGAGCCGAGCCGTGAACTGGTCGCCCACCATCGTCGGTACGAATCCAACCGCACGCAGGGATTTGCTCAAGTGACGCTTGTGTTCCACCACCCAAGATAGCCTCAATGTAGGATTGCGATGAGGAGGCAGTAGCATTGTGGTACACTTGATTCCATTCAAGTTCAATCCACCCGTAGCGGTCTTGCCGCATGGCGTTACCCATGCTTGGCATAAAGGTACCACCCATGGCTTTGAGTGCGCCCTTGCCGGGATTTTCGTTGATGGCTTGGCCGATGATAGTCGCCAATTCTTCGCCGTTTTGACAGCGTGTACCATCTACAACGATAATCTCACGATTGAAATCACTTGCATCTTCACCAAGCAGACCATCAAGCACCACTGTAGCCATTGGCCCGGAAACACGGAAGGCTGTAGGGTGAACGAGGTTGCCATTGATTTTACTCAATTGGAAGTCGCTCTTCTCCATTTGTGGGTTGAATGCCATTTGGTTATCCATCCACGAGCCACCGGGGTGATACCCACCGTCCATGTGGAAGGTCATGTCAGCACTCATGGCAATACCGTAGTAGCCGATAGCACAGTGTTGGTAAGGATGCGCTTTCTTGAAATCAGCCTCACTGTTTGCGTTGACCAAGTTTGCCACTGGATTGATGAAATGCTGTCCGTAGTGATGACCATGTTCGGGGCGTTGAATCAATCCGTACCCTGCTCCACCCGCATCACCAATGTTTGGTGTGCCTTGTGCTGGCGACCAGTTGAGTGTTGTTTGCCAATGGAAACGCTGGCGACGAGACTGGTAAGTGGTATCGGGTGGGCCGTAGTCGTTGTCGTTGTTGGTAATCTCATTGGGTAAGTTTTGACTGTGGGGCACCTTGCTCCAAGTGTTGCCCGTGGTCACAACATAGCCGGGGTGAGGCTCACTGTTGCCAAGTGTGCCGGTGGCTGTTTCATTAAATGGGAATGCTTGACCGGGGCCGTAGATGAGGTAAGTGGTAAAGTAGGGCGTACTGGTTTTGTGGTCAGTGTAGCGTGCCGTTTGATGTGGCATACGCATGACCAGCGGTACAGGTCGTTGACGCACAATACCAGCAGTGTAGCGTGCTGTCACATGGCTTGGATTGGTGCTGAGATTTGCCAAAGTACCAGCATCAAGGTCGGGAGACAGCACATTGTCTTGATTGAATGCTGGTGGATTGATGCTACCACGGTGTTGATTGAGAAGGGGAGTGCCGGGGAAGAATGCAAGCAGGGCGTTACAGTCCACCAGCGCATATGCTGTGCTGATTTCGTTAGCGTTCTGTATGCCTGCTGTACCTGTCGGGCCGGTAGAATACGGGTGCGTGTAAAATGACGAGTAATCGTTTTGCGACCCGTCGTTGACATCCAGCACCACCCCGCTAAATCCACCACCAAAGTACAACGGTACGCTGTGGTCGGTGCTGTCCCGCCCGCCTTTGAAGAAAGTGATGGGTTCACTTTCTACGCTACCGTACAGTCGCAGGCCACTGAACATTCCCTCAGCGTGAAGCATCAAAAGAACATCGTCCCTATTGCCAGTATAAAGTGCAGTCCACGCATCGTTGTAATTGATGTCAAGCACTTTCAACTTTGTAGCCGTTGACCCATGTACTGGTATAAGCACAGCCTTTGCATTGCTTCCCGACCACACAACTTTTGCATCACCAAAGGATTGCAGTTTTGTTTGACTATCAAAGGTTGCTGATTCATCACCAGCAGGCACCATCATGTGAGTTGTCTTTTGTGTGCTTACGGCAGTAAACTCAGCGTTTGAATTGTTCCAATCACCAACCCACATTGCGTTTTCAATTGCTGGTAAAATGTGGTCGCCACTACGACAAGTGTAGGTCAATCCCTTGAGGTTGTTTGCCCAAGTGGTGGTCGGTACAGGGTCGTTGTACGAGTCCACGAGGATGGGCGTAGGGGTGTTGGTGTGGTAGCCACGAGACTTTGTACGAATCTGCAAGACTGTGTAGGGCAAGTAGCCACAATCAGCCTTACGATGGTTGTCTTCAATGTCAGCATCCGACACAGGCTTGTTGAAGGTTTGCGAAGCGGTCACAGTCCACTCGTTGTTGGATGATTGGTCAAGTTTCTCATACTCACCAAACTCAAGGTGTGGTGCTTCAATACCCAAGTCTTGATGCAGGGATGCTTCAAACATCGTGGACAGCGGGCGTGCGCCATGCTGTGGGTTGTGGGCACGGATGCGGATAGCGTCAGCGGCCACACCCCACTCGCCAAAGGTGCGCCCGTCAACGGCGTACATGTGTCGGCAATCAAACGGAATACCTTCCTGCACATTGGGGTCGGTCATGTTAATGGCTTCGGCGGTGACAGCCGCAATCAATTCATCAGTCACCAGCGTTGTCCAATTGATTCGTGGTGAAATAAGTGCTTTGATGATACGGTCTGTAGATGCGTTGAACATTGACACCGCAGTATTCGTGAGTGATGTAGCACCAATACTCGCTAACGAATGTGATGCTGTAAACTCACTCCCTCTCACACCGTAGAAAACATGAGTTCCAGCACTGTTTACTTGAGTGCGACTCTCGTATGAAACAACATTTCCTACGCTACCATCTGCCGTTGTGCTGGTAAACGGGTCAGTAATTTGAATCACGCCGTTTTGACGGGGAAAACCAAGGTACCCAAGAAGGTCGGGATGGTTGTTTATGACGCTTGAAGAGGTATCAAATGGCGCACCGAATTGGACAGTCAAAGTGGATTCGCTGGCATCCCATGAAATAGCGCAATCAATACCAACCGAAGGAGCATACACCCCTCGCCATTGATTTCCTCGCCAACTGTTTTTGTTTACTCCCGAAACATCCAGTCGGCCCGTAGCATCTCCAACCCCGGTCATGTGCTGGCCGATGGTAAAGCCACCTTTTGCCACATCACCGTCGTTGAAGTAAACGCAAACCTCGTCGTCAAGGGTAGATGGAATAGTCGTTAGTTCGTTAGCAAACGCTTCATCCATCTTGCGGTAGATGAAACGAACACCGTAGCCTTGTCCCCGGTGGTCTGCAAAGCGGAAACCGTACAGCGGAGTATCACCGATTGCATCTTCAAGCACTTCTGTAGTTTTGACATGGCCGCTGTAGTCGTTAATGGTGGTAGGCGTTGTGGCCCCGATTGACAAACCCTCATTGTACAACTTGTCAAACGAAGCATCACCTTTACGCCCAAGGCCATGTTTACCAGCAATGGGCGAAAAACCCGGTACACCCGACGCTACAAGACCACCAAAATTGATACGACCAACTGCTTGCTTTCCTCGTCGTAGTCCCTTGACCAATGCTGTAGATGGACTTTGAGTTTCAAACGACTCGTCGTTTACACTGTTGTGGGAAATACCACCGAGGTGAGCGGAGATGTTGCGTCCCTTGGGATTGCCCTCTCTATTTTTACGGGGAGCGATGTCGTGATTGCTGGTAAATGCCTCATCGGGTTCTTCCTGTGCTACAAACTCACGCAGGGTGGTGACAGGTGCAAACGGTCGGCCATCCTTGTTGAGTGGCATAGGCGCAGGGTGCATGTTTTCGCCCAGTATTTCGTCGGGCTGTGCCCAAAAGTTGCGGAAGCGTCCACCGTGGCCGATGAGGAATTGCGGTTG